CATGAAGCTGATTTTTCTGGTGCGTGGGCAGAGCCACGGGCAGAGCCACGGGCAGAGCCACGGGCAGAGCCACGGGCAGAGCCACGGGCAGAGCCACTGGCAGAGCCACGGGCAGAGCCACGGGCAGAGCCACGGGCAGAGCCACGGGCAGAGCCACTGGCAGAGCCACGGGCAGAGCCACGGGCAGAGCCACTGCACTAAACAAGATATATGCCCCTAAATTTTTCGGGTACTATCCGAGTGAATAGCAGCTATCACACTGCACGCGATACGGGACCGAATAACGGGACCGACACGGGATAAAACACCCAGGACTAAACAAATAGTACGCGACACACACCTTCATGGCGTGCTGCACTTTGCATCATTTAGGAGAACTAATTTTTAAAGATCAAAGGGACTATTTAGACGATGCTAAATTGTCCGCTGGGTTTACTTATGCCACTGGGGCATAAGTAAACCCAGCGCGTGAAGCGCTGGGTTATCGCTTAGGCGTTTACAGCTTGTTTTTTCGGTGCGGGTTTTACGCCATGAGGGGCTAACACTGCCAATAGCGCCTTGATGTTGTCATTAGATAACATGCCGGCATTGATTCGGGCGATGATGTGGGCAGTAGTATCGTCGTCAATTTGTCCGGGAGTTTTTGGGGCTTCGGTGGTGGTGGCTTCGGTGGTGGTGGCTTCGGTGGTGGTGGCTTCGGTGGTGGTGGCTTCGGTGGTGGTGGCTTTTTTGACGGGGGCTTTTTTCGCTGCAATGACCGCCTCATTGGCTTGCACCAGCGCCAAAAACTGGGGGAATTTCTCGCTCCAATCCTTATCGTCTTTGCTACCCTTGAAGGTGGGCTCGACACCAACAATCACAGCGCCGGATTCGCTCACGATACCGAGATTGCGCAGGGTATCTAATGCTGCACTATCTTTTTTTGATGCAAGGGAAAAGCCTTGAAGCTTGCTTTTTTGACCATCAGCCAGCAATTCGCGGACGCCATTCCACACGTACGCTAGAGCGCCCGTCGTAGCGTGTGTTTTTTGTCCGGTGCGTAGATACGCGCTTAGAGCTTGTTGCGTGCCACCCGCTTTTTTAATAGTGGCATTGGCCGCGTCAAGCTGTGCAGCCGTCACATTGGAGATAGTGGCGAGAACGGAAACGGAAACGGAAACTGTGGACATAGCAAACCTTTTCATAAAATGGCACCATAGGCGCCTGGGGTAATTAGTAAGTCTAATTTTGAACCCTGATAGAGATTTTACATGAGAATTTTATGTTTTAGGGATAAATTTAATTTTATTTTGCATTTTAGGCTTCACCAGCGTCTGGTCTCTGCCAGGTCGTTTTATGCAACAAAATAAATGTTGACGTTGTGGGGTTTTCATGTTAGGCGACGTACACCACTTATAAACCAGGAAGGCGGCCTCGCCAGTCCAGGCCCCTCAAAAATTCGCCAATTTTTCTGCCAAAACGGCCCAACAAAAACGGCCCAACAAAAACGGCCCAACAAAACGGCCCAACAAAACGCCCCCTCCACCCAAACCTGCCATTTCCCCCAAACCCTGTACAATGCTGCCACAATGACACCAACAAGAACCCCAACATGCGTAAGACCCTTGCCCAACTCGTCACACCCGAACAGCTAGACGCGCTGTACAACCGAACCTTGACCGTGCGCCAGCTCGCAAAGGACCTTGGATACAGTGAATCTTGGGTGGGCAAAAGCCTGCCAGCACGCAAACCGCGACGTGACCCCAAACTCCTACGCCGAACCCGAATCGAATTCCAAAATCGGATCGTGGCACAGTACCTGAGCCAAGGGATTTCAGCGAAGCAGGCGGCGGCCTTGTCATTCACCAGCCCCAGAACCTTTTTCCGTCGGCTGAAGGAGTACAAAAATGGCATCGCTTGACGAAATCTACGCGCAAAAGAAAGCTGCGCCACCGCCCCCAGAGCCCAAGGAGGGCCCACTTGACCTACACACTGAGCTTCTGCGCCAGTACCAGAAGGCCAAGGACATGCTGCAGGATGCTGAACTGTCAGAGGAGCCCTTGAATTATCGGGTACAAGCCTTGAACGCTATCGGGTCAGTCATCTCCCAACTTGTGAAACTGCAGAGCGACCTGCATACGTTGGAGGAGCTAAAACGAGTGGAAATGGCACTCAGCCACAGCCTAAAACAGTTCCCAGACCTACAGCAAGAGTTCTTTGACACGTATAAGGGGGCGCTGAAGCTATGAACTTGGCTACAGAACACTTCCAAAGACTTGTGGATGATGTGTCCAACAGGTATCACCTACACAATTTGTCAGATTATATCGAGAAGAACATCTACTTGGAAGGTCGCCGCATGTCCTTCAAGAACGGCTATCAGTTCCAAAAAGACATCGTAAACGACACAAGTAGGGCGACAAACATCGTAAAATTGGCTCAAATCGGGGCTACAACCTCAACTATCGCCTATTTCTTAGCCGGGATGGCTACTCAGCCAAAGTTTAATGTAATCTACGGCCTCCCGAGTGCTGGAGATGCAAGTAAGCTGACCACTACAAAAGTCAACCCACTTATAAACGAGTCACCTGCATTGAGACGCATGGTCGATAAGGATACTGACTCTGTTGAACTGAAAAAGATAGGGCAGAACTTCCTATTTACACGAGGTACTAAGAGCGAGACCGCAGCCTTGTCCATTAGTGCTGACTGCCTTGTGCTCGACGAGCTGGACAGGTGCGACCCTGACACGGTGAAGCAGTTTCGCTCACGCCTACAAGCCTCAAAACTCCAGATTGTCAAGCAATTCTCTACCCCAACGATTGGAGGGCTCGGCATCAGCAAGGAAGCTGAGACTTCCAAGCGCTACCGGCACATGGCGAAGTGCGGCTGCTGCAGCCACTTGTGGATGCCGAGTTTTCACACTGACATCGTGATTCCGGGATTTCTTGGGGATATGACGGACATTACTGCCACATCCATCAAGGATATTGCTTGGCAAAAGGCCCGGTGGAATTGCCCGGAGTGTGGTAGGGACCCCAAGTTGAAAGAGACTAGCATGGAGTGGGTTTGTGAGAACGATAATGATAATTACGAGGCGCACACTTACTACATCAGCCCTGCGACAGCCTGTGAGGTACTGAAACCCAGCTATTTCGTGCGGGTAAGCACGGAATTTACCAAGCGCTCAGAGTTCCTGAACCAGTGCTTGGGGGAGGTGGCTGAAGAAGAGAACGAGCAGATTACTTTGAAAGACCTTGAAGCTGCGCTTGTGGACAGCCCGCTAGATTCAAGCGAGTTACACTGTCTTGGGGCTGATATGGGTCAATTATGCCATGTGACTATCGGCAGGTTGACAGCGGATGGCACACTGCTGACGGTACACCGAGAGGCTATACCACTCTCCATATTTGAGATGCGTAGGCGAGAGTTGTGTGCTCAGTTCAAGGTGGTGGTGAGTGTGCATGATACACAGCCGGAAACACACTTGATAACCAAGATCACGGACTACGACCCCCGAGCTTGGGGTGCTATGTTTTCCAGTTCCAAGAACCCTGAATTGTTCACCAGCCACCAAAAGGAGGAGGACAAGGAAGAAGGAAAGCTGAATTTACGCCTGGTAAAGATTGCCCGCACAGCCATGCTTGATAAAGTCCTTTCACTCTTTAAGGAGCGAAAAATCATAATTCACCGGTCCGGCGACGATGCAAAGTTTATGTCTCAGATGCTTTCATTGAAAAGGGCCCAAGAGTTCGTTCGTGATGAGTTAACCCACATCTGGAAAAAAACCGACCATGAGGACCACTACCACTTCAGCTTGATGTACCTGCTGACGGCCTGCCTGTTGCGCGGGACCGCCGGAAGCTGGACGAACGCGGGCGCGGTCCCCCTCGTGACGAGTTTTACGGTGCGGAAGTAGTTGTGGTAGAATTCTTGCAGGGCTGTGAAAAGCCTAAACCTGTGGCCTGAAGCTTCATTTGATAGTGGACGGCCTGATGTACCGTGCCACAGCGGAATTTTCACCGTTGGGCCTACCACTTTCAAATGGAGCTCCACATGACGTAGAATTTTCTTCACCAATTCCAGATAGAACAGCACCAAAAGGTAGGGAAAAGAACCTTCCGAGTGACAAGTATAGCAGGCTTACGCTTGTTGAGGAAGTTGCTGGGCAAAGTTGCAGCCAGTCTAATCGCAGGTGGTTGTGTCAATGTGATTGTGGTGTTGAGAGGCGGGTTGTGTTGAATGAACTGCGCCGAGGCAATACCATGAGTTGTGGGTGCTACAGTAGGGAGGTTTCAGCGGCTGCACGTACAACTCACGGGCTCGAAAAGCACCCACTCTATGCGACACACCACAACATGATGAGCCGCTGCTACAACCCCGAGAATAAGCAGTTTGCCGATTGGGGTGGTCGCGGAATCAGAGTCTGCGAAAGGTGGCATGACATTCGAAACCTTATTTCTGACATGGCACCTAGCCATAAGCCCGGACTCACGCTGGAACGGGAAGACAATAACTTAGGGTATAGCCCCCAGAACTGTGTGTGGGCGACTCGAATAGAACAAGGCCGGAACAAGCGAAACAACCGACTTGTCTCGTATATCGGCAAGAATATATGCCTCGCGGAAGCGTGCGAGGTTGCTGGCCTGCCGTACAGCCGAGTCCACCAGCGCCTCAACCGCTACAGCTGGACCATCCCACGAGCCCTAGAATCCGAAGATTTCCAAGCACCTCTGTTAGAATCGGCCCAAACCCCGGAGCCCCTATGTTTGAATCAATCAAGTCATTTTTCCAAGCGTCTACACTGACACCGCCACCACTGCCGAAAGCGCCTAATGCGCCGCAGGCCTTGCCAGGTTATCGCCGCAATGTCACGCCGACGACTAGCGCAGTGCCGCGCCAAGACCGCAATTTACGCAGTCTTGACCGCTTGGTTGACCTGCGTAGCCGCTCTACGACTTCCCAAGTGCTGCAAGAGGCTAGTGTGCAGTCCGGGGAGATGTCTGCGGCCATTTACCTTGCCATTCGCACAGGTATTCCAGAGAATTTCACAGTGGTGGGGCGCAACTTGGACGGACAAGTGGACCCAGCGGCAACAGCCTTGGCGCACGAGTTGCTGCGGCGCTTGACTTACCTCGGTAATGCAGACGGCAGTATGGGTGTACAGCAGGGGCTGCAGAGCTTGTCAGAGACCTTGGCCAGAGACCTGTTGCTGGAGGGGGCACACTGCCTGGAAGTGGCCTTGGATAAGGCACGGGTTCCAGCAAGTTTCAACGTGATTGCGATTCCCACCCTGATTTTCTATGAAGAAGAGAATTCATTTAAGATCAAGCAGCGCATTGGGGGTACAGAGATTGATTTAGATTTACCTACGATTATCTACACCAGTGTTGACCAAAGTTCGTCCAAGTTGCACCCTACTTCTCCCCTTGAGTCCTCTATTAAGAGCATTATCGCTGATATTGAGTTCGATCAGGACATGAGTAGGACCCTCAAGCGGGCTATTCTTCCGCGCCTGTCTGCCAGTATTGATAGCGAGAAGATGAAGAAGATGACTCCTCCAGAAATTCTGGCTGACCCTGTGAAGTGGGCGGAGTACCAGAACTCGGTGATTGCAGCAGTACAGACCACAGTTAACGGGCTGAATCCAGAGGATGCGCTTGTGTCCTTTGATATGGTCAATTATTCCTACTTGGATGGCGGCCACCAACCGGGTCAAATCTTGGAGCAGGTGCAGAAGGTGCTGAATGCCAAGTTGGTGTCTGGGGTGAAGACACTGCCAGTGGCCCTTGGGTTTGGCAGTTCGGCCAATGCCAGTTCTACAGAGTCGTTGTTGTACCTGAAGTCTGCGGATATGCTGCGCCGAAAGCTCAATGAGACTTATAGCCGAGCACTGACGGTAGCTATTCGCATCATGGGTATAGACGGGTACGTAGAGTTTGCCTATGAGGAACTTGACCTACGCCCCTCCAAAGAGTTGGAGGCTTTCAGGTCAATGGAGCAGTCCCGCATCCTGGACTTGCTATCGTTGGGCATGATTTCCGATGAGGAGGCCTGCTTGAAGTTGACGGGTCAGTTGCCTCCTGCAGGTTACACACCTAAGAGCGGCACTTTATTCCGCAGTACGGCGGCTGCAGCGCCTGTTGCCAATCCTACAAGCGGTACCTCAGCGGTAGAGAAGACCCTCACACCAAAGACCCCTACGAAGCCAAAGGGTCCGCCAGCGAAGCCGTAGCTACTGAAAAATGGCACCCAAGATTCTAGCGAAACCGCTAGAATCGCACGATGAGCATAGTTTCACACACTCGCGGCGATACCTTTGAGCGCAGCTACATTCTGAAGGATGCCGCGCTAGTGCCGCTCGACCTGACTGGGGCGACTGTAGCTTTCCAAATTCGAGACCCCAACGGCAGTCTAGAAGTAGACCTATCCGCTTACTGCACACTGACACCGCTTGCTGGACGCATTGACCTGCTCGCACCTGCTTCCGTAATGGGTCTACCGATTGGTCCCCACCGATTTGATTTACAGGTGACTTACCCTGCTAGTCCGGGTGGAGTCGGCCGGGTCAAGACTTATGACTCCAGTACCCTCAACATTGTCCGTGATGCGACTCTATGACAGCAGAAGTCGTAGAGATTATCGTACCGGCAGTAGAGGTGCTCGAAATCTCAGCGCCTGCGACTATGCTTGTTGAGATAGTAATGCAAGGACCTCAAGGCCCCATGGGGCCTGCAAATACAACACCCCTCAGCACGGATGCAGGCAATCAGCTTGTGCTCGGTGTTGATGGGGGACTTTTCGCTCACACACAGTGGGCTAACACACCTGACTGGTAAGGAAATATCATGGCAACTACACTCAATTTTTACAAAGTAACGGCTCTGCCCGGAACGCTGGAAGCCAACGCGGTCTATGCCGTATCGGTAGCTTCTAACCCCAACCTCGTGGAACTGTTCGTCGTCAACAGCGCCGGTACTGCAGCTCGCCATGTGCTCAATGAGACCGACGTAGCTGGCATGATCTCCTCCGCCATGAGCGGCGGTAATCAGCTGACCATCGTAGCGGACATCACGGCTCGTGATGCAATGCTGCCACTGACCTCTGCCAAGTGGGTCTACGTTATCAACGCCACAGGTGACACCACGGTTACTGCCGGCGGCGCGACTTACCTCTACAACCCAGGCACCACCTCTTGGGTGAAGGCCTCCGAGGCAGAGAGTATGGACATCGTTTTGCAGTGGTCCAACATCGTTGGTCGCCCCTCCAGCGTGGTCGCTGATATTGATGATGCAGTGGCCCGCCGCCATAGCCATGCCAATGCGGCTCAGCTGGCCAAGATTGGTGAGGACGGTACCGGCTCTATGACGTACAACGGCACGGCAGTTGGCGCGAACTGGGCTAACGCCGCTTGGTAATCCATGACGACTATCCTGTACGCCCGTAAGGAGGTCTCCGCCCTGCCGGCGACCCTCACCCCCGACACCATCTATGCGGTGCGTCGGGGCACGGGCTTCGACTTGTACATCAGTGATAGCACCGGGCTGATAGCCCATAAAGTCAATAATACCGATGACCCACTCAAGTCTCCGACCTTTACTTACGGTTCGGGAGGTGAGCTTGTTCGGATTGACTACTCGGATGGCACGGCAAAGGCTTTCACGTACTCTGCTGGGGTACTGACACAAATTGTGCAGACTCTCGGTCCGCTTACGGTAAAAACCAAGACATTCACCTATAATTCAGGCGGTCAACTTACTGGAATCACTGAATTATGAACGAAATGGAAGAACGGCTGAAGTGCATTATGTTGGATGTCGGGGCCCAAGTGGGTGACATCCTTCGCTGCATCATCCAGTCTGAGGTTGCTGCTCAGGTGGCCAGAATTCAACAATTGCAAGCAGTGCTAGACGGGACTGCTTGCGATAAAGACGCAACGCCGCTCGCGTAAGTAGCGGCTTTTTCACACAGGAACTCTATTATGTCACATGATTTTCACTCTGACCAAGATAACCACGGTCGCAATGTCTCCACTTACAACGACGACCTGGCCAGCTTGGTCTCGTGTTTGGCCGCTACCTTCGGTGACGAAGTTGGTCAAGCCGTAAACGAAAAGGTCAATTCCGTATTGGCTTTGGAAGGTGTTGATATTGCTGCTGTTCAAGCACAAATCGCCACCCTGAACAGCTTGCTGTCGGCTAACACCGCTGGCGACGCTGCTTCTGCACAATCCATCTTGGCCGCTATCACTAGCATCGGCTCTCGCGTTGAGGCTCTGGAAGGCTCTACTGCTGTTGCTGACCTGGCCGCTGTTGTTGCTGGCGTTCAAGCTGCCTTGGCTGCTGAGACCCAGAATCGCCTTGATGCTGATGCTGCCCTGCAGTCCAGCATTACTTCGATTCAGTCTGCCGTTGACCAGTTGAGCCAGAGCATCGTTGCTATCCAGAACAGCACTGGTGCCCAAACACCTTGCGACTGTACCGCACTGACTGCTGCGATTGCTGAACAAGCTACCGCCATCACTAACCTGCAAGCATCTGATGCCGCTACTGCGACTCAAATCGCTGCTCTGCAAGCTGCTATTGAAGGCCTCACCACTTCAGCTGCCGGTATTGCTGCTGCTCAGGCAACTGCTGACGCTGCCGCTGCTACTGCCCAGACCGCATTGGCTTCTGCCGCTGCTGCTACTGCTCAAGCCGCTGCCGCTGCTGCCGCTGCTGCCGCCGCCAATGCCGCCGTTGCAGAACTTGACGCTCGTAATGAGCATGAGCATGGCCACTTCGTCACCAAAGCCGAAGTAATGGACATTGACTGTTCCGCTATCGGTGCAGTGTTCCGTGGCGCAATGCGTTCGCGCATGGGCTTGGGTCAAGGCGTTTAAGTAGTCCTATAAGGGTGTGAGCTAGACTCACACCCTTTTGGAGCACTTATGACATACATTGCTACCCAGCAACAGCAACAAGACCGAAGGGCTATCTGTAAAAAGTGCCCGGAGGTCGTTGTTGTTATGGGAGCTGATGTATGTGGTAAGTGTAAATGTGTTCTTGCTGGCAAGGTTGTCCTGACAGAGGCCAAGTGCCCGTTAGACAAATGGATAAAACTGAGGTAGTAAATGACAACCTTCACGATAACAACGACCACCAATATGACCGCCCTGACTGGTAAGGGCGGTAATGACACATATAACGTCAATGGCGGTAATTTAACAATCGACTCAGATACTCGATATGGACCAAATACGTCCACTGCAACTGGGCCGTTTGGTAATATTAACTTGTCAGCTAACTTAGGCGGAACTCTTACGATTTCTGGCTTAAACGTAAAGCTAATTGCATTCACTTCTGGTTCTGGGAATGTACCCGCTTCTGGAACGGTAATATCCTCCAGCGGTGTTACTGCTGAATTGCTGTGTGTGATGTCTACTCGCGTCGGTGGGACGGTAACGGCTGCTGGCGCGGCTATGCCAGCGACTGGGTACCTGAAGGTCCGCAATGTGGCGGGCGGGAGCTTTGCCGCTGGGCCTCTTACGGGGATTTCTGCGACAGCGACAGGCCCAGAGGAGACTGGATGGGTTGAGATTGTTGGTGTAGAAACGATGGCCTTGACGATTAACCGACTCAACTCACTCACGGTGTCTGGCGATTGGTTTAGTTTGGGTACAACCACGGGAGTTCGCGGTCAAACAGTTCAGCTACCGTCATTTGGTTCTGGAACAACGGTTGTAGGCGGGGTTGAGATAGAGACTTCACCGGGGTCTGGTGTATATAAATTCTGGGCTAATGCTGGAAATTTATTCCTTGCATCAAGTTTGAGTACAGATAATAGATGCAGGTATGTTGGAATTTCTGATAACAATCTAATGACTATCGGCATGGGTAGAGATGCTGCTGCTGCAGGTGATTTACCAGTTTCTGGTTGCAACATTAGAATTCCAAACATCTTATGCAGTAACACAAATTTAACAATCGGGTATGGGGTTAATTCTGTTCCAAGTGGTACAGTCGGTACTCGATATGAAACTGCGACTTCAAGTTCTGGTGTTGTTAGCGTAGATAGAGTGACAGGGGCTTGGTATTGGAATATTCAACAACCGTACTCTGTTAATATCCAGAATATGCACGGTTGTGAGCAGTTTGTTTTGGCAGAAACTTCTACCCCTTCGATATTAAATAATGTTCATATTGGTTGCTCAAATCAATCAACACCGTATGCCTCAAACGCATTTGTAATTCAGCAGTGCTTAAATGGCGGTACAGCTACAAATATTAGTGGTCTAAGATCGCAGCAAATCTCTACAGCAGGGTATGCGGTTTACTTTGTAAACCTGTATGGCGGTTGGACTATTACTGATGTTCGTGGTCAATACGCGTCTGATGCAACGGCCCTAGCCGGTCCTATATTTTTTAATACATGCGACAGCCTGACGGTTACGAACGTAGAACTTGTTGGTAAGCGCTTGATTATGTCTGCGTGTTCTAACTGGACAGTAACTAATGTCTACTATGCTGATAACCCAAAGGCTACAACTGGTTCCGCAGTACCAACTCAGGCAATAGAGTTGATGTCAAATTGTAAGCAGGGTGCTCTTACTAATATTGCTAACTGGGTTGGTGTTTCTGATGTTCATGCCCTTAGTGGTTTAGTTTATATGAACACCTGCTCTGATATTCTTGTTACCGGGACAGGAACATCAGCAGTACCATACGAGGGTGGATCGAACGCATCCTTTAGAACTGGTTATATCTATGCTGACGGTGGATTGAATAAGAATATCAAGTTCCAGCGCATCTGGACTAATAACCTACGTATTGGATTGTCAAGTTCTACGAATACAACGCAATCTGTTAGATTTCAGAACTGCTACAACACCAATGCTGCGCTTGTACAGGGCCCCAACTGGTACAACTCGACTGTTCGTGGAAATAGGCAGAATAACGGCTCTGTTCCGACTTCTTACACTCACGTTGATGGGATGCATTTCTATGATGCCTTCACTGCTGACACAACAACACGCGCATTTTTAGTATTTACAGAGAAGTCCCTGTCTACAGCCAGCGCTTACACGGTAAATGCGGGTACACCCAAATTTACATCTACTGGTTACCTGGTTATGCAGAACGTCGGTGATTCTATAACATGGACATGGAACTATTATATCCTTGGGTGGACCGGGTTGACTAGCTTTGCAAACACCGGAACGGGTTTAGTGAATCACAATTTTGAGTATGATTTAGATAAAGGTTCTGGGTTCAGTGGAACATTCAAGACTGTTAGTAACGCAAACTTGCTAGCCGAGACTGGTATCAGCCCGACGATCGGATTTAAGTTCAAATTTAGAATTACATGCGCCGTAGCGAATACGACTAACGTATTGACGAGTTTTGTTGTCAACGGAACTACCACACTCGCCATTCAAAATGCAGCGCTATACCCGCTCGACACCATAGGTTTGACAGTCTCTGGCATCCAGCCTGGGTCAGACATTGTGGTCTATCAAGCAGGGACAACCAACGTAATTGACACTGGGGACAGCATTGCAACCAGCAGTTATACCTATGGATACCTTACAATCCAGAACGTGGATATTGGTATCCTGTGCGCCGGGTATGTGCCATTTTTCATACGCAACTACCTGTTGCCAGGCGTTGCCGCAACCATCCCTGTCGCACAAGTGGCAGATAGAAACTATCAGTAGGAGTAGACATGGCAAAGATCACATCTAAAGGGCAGCTCAACGTAGGCACCGAGCTGCTTATCAATGAAGCAGCCCGTACATTCACCTTGGTGGCTGCAGGAAACCTGGTGGCCAAGGATGGGGTGGCTATCCAAGCACTCTACTCTAAGTTCATCGACCTGTGGACTACAACGACTTACCAAGATAGCCCATTCCCGATGTACGCCTTGGACGCCTTGTCTGGACAGTACCGCTTCGGTACTGATGGCCAATTCTATAACAGCTGGAAGCCCGCGGATGACACCACCCGCAACATGCTGCGTGATGGTGGCTGGGAAGAGTATTCCAGCAGCAGCGCCCTACCCGCCATCACCTCCACAGGCTCACTGAACCGAGTCTACGTCGGAATCGTGTCTTTGGGCACGGTGAATAGCGGTGCCCAGCTCTACTACCAGAAGACCAGCGGCGGCACCTCGGCCAACTTCACCTTCACTGATGCTGCAAACATCGGTGTGCAGGTCTACGGGGATGTCAGCAGCGGCGGGTTCGATAATCGTTCCTACTTCAAGGGCTACGTCCGCGAGCAGGGCTATAAGTACAAGGACTCCGTGCTGGCCGATACTGGCAAGACGGCTACAGGGGCGTATATCGTCAACCTGCTACTTTCCAATGAGGCTGACACCAAGATTACAGACCTTGATTCTGCTATGGCCTCCGCGCCTTACGACAACATCACTGTCACCTACTCAGCTACAAACCAGAATCAGAGTATCGGCGGCACCAACTACCCATTCCGAGTTGTAATCAACGGCAACGGTGCGACGCTGGAGCAGATTTACACCAAGGTTCAGTACCTGCTGCGCCAGAACACCGACATCGACAGCGGTGCCGGCACCGTCATTGGCAAGACGGCCAGCCTGCTTGTTAACTTCTTGGGTGACACCCTCTACACTACTCAGGGCGTGTTCATCTCCAACCTGAACGGCAACGATGTCAACCGGGTTGTGTTTACAGACCAGAATAGTGTTCAGCGCAGCTACCCCTATATCTCTGGCGGCAATATTACGGCTAACTTACCACTTGTGGGCTCTGGCAGCTACTACCGCATGCTGTTCACGACACTGCCCGGTGTACTGGATGACTTCGGCGAGTCCGGTGCTGTCACGGTGAACGACAGCACAGGTACTCCGATCACAGGAACCTTCAGTGCAGGAAGCGTCGGCTTCACATTTGACTATGATGCAAATACCCAAGGTGGGCGTACACCCGGCACCGATGCCAACGTCACTGTGGTCGCTGGTAAGCCAGGAAGCGCAAAGCCCGTACAATTCGGGGGTACTATCTCTCGCGCAAAAGGCATCACCATCTCTTTAGTGGCTGAAACCGACCGCGCCTACATCTAAGGGGCCCGAATGACCACGCAGTTCAATGGTGCGACCAAGCTAATCACCCTGTCACTTGGCACCACAACTCTGAGCGTCCAGTCACTGTGGAGTGACTGGGTGCGGTGGCATGCTGCTTCGGATAACGGAAAGTATCTTCAGGCGATGCGCCTACTCGGTGGGGATGCGATTGACGTCGCTGCGGGCACATCAGTGCCTTTCTATGTCTACCTGCAGAATGGCTGGAGAATCCGACCTCAAGAGGCCAACCACACCCTGAATGTAACCAGCGGAATACTGCTTGTTGAAGGTGGCGGAGACCCATTTGTCAATACCGCCGGAGGATTCACTGTGCGGGTGAACTACTCACAGCCGGTGCAGGCTATCAGCATAGCATCCACGGGTGGAACAGGTATGACCCCTGAGTCCATAGCCTCTGCCGTATGGGGTTACATGCAAGGAAATAGCTCGGCGGCTGAGACCAACCTGCGGGCAGCCCGACAGGCAGCAGAGAATGCTTTTGCTGTAAGCTCCTGATGAGACTGCCATTTATATGGCACTTGGCTCTCCAGAGTCCGCCGGTTCCACCCTGCATAGGGTAGACTCGACTGAGCGGGCCTGTAGCCCCACTGAATGGAGACCTTAATGTTTGAAAATATCTGGTTGGGCACCCAAGCATCTTACGATGCTTTTGAGGCTGCCAAAGTCGAGTCCAAGCCCACTGACCCTTATGGCCTGCCATCTATGGTTGATGTGCAGGACGGTGTAGCCATGATTAACATTGAAGGCAGCTTGGTATCTGGCTCGGCAGGCTTCATGCGTATGTTTGGGATTGTGGGGTACACTGACATTCAGGATGCAATCCTACAGGCAGTGGCTGACAAGTCTGTAAACAGCATCCTTCTGAACATTGACTCCGGTGGCGGTGCAGTCGCGGGCGTGAATGACGCAGCTAAGCTGATCTCAGAAGTGAACAAGATCAAACCTGTAGTCACGTACACAGGTGGTACTATGGCCTCGGCAGCCCTGTGGCTCGGGTCTAGCGCCAGCAAGATGTATGCAAGCGAGACCTCTATCACTGGCTCACTTGGGGTGCTGATGGTGCATGCAAGTCGGGCCCGACAGTTGGCCAATGACGGTATCAAGGTCACCGTAATCCGTGCAGGTACAGACAAAGCCCTGATGAACCCTTATGAGGACCTGACAGATAAAGCCTTGGCCGATGCACAGGCAAAAGCAAACGCACTTTATGATGTGTTCCTGACCCATGTGGCCGATAGCCGTGGCATGAGCTTGACTGCTGCAGATGCAGCCTTCGGCCAAGGGAAAGAGTTTGTAGGCAAGCAAGCAGTGAACGCGGGGCTGATAGACAGCCTTGGGTCCCTCACTGACGCCTTCATCTACGCAAAATCCTTGAAATCTTCTGCCAATAAACCCGCAGTTCGCACTAAGCCTACCTTAGTTGCTGAAGTACAGGACGATAATCAGGCGCAAGAAGGAGCAACTATGCCTAAACCGATTACCCCAGAATACCTTGCAGCACTGGCTGCTGGTATTGACCTAGAAGAAGTTACAGAATCTGCTGTGGCCGCTACTGCTACTGTCGTCACTGAGACCGTAGTGGCTGCAGCAGCTGAATCTCTTGAGCCTACAATCGAAAGCCTGCAAGCTGAACTCGTGTCAGCAAAGTTGGCTCATGATGCAGCTATCGCTGAGTCCGAAACCATCAAAGCACAGATGACTGCCTTAGAGGCTTCTCATGTTGGGCTTCTGGCTTTCGCACGCAGCAGCATCAAGGCTATGAGCGTACCACTAAACTTGGATGTAGCTGCCGTCGCTGACTCTGAAGTCATGGCAGAACACAGCAGAGTGAGCGAGTTGTTCAAATCCAAATTCAAGGTGGGTGGTGTTACCGCAGCCAAATCAGACGCAGTATCGGATAAGCCCGTAGCTGCACTGGTGAACCCATTATTCGTGCATGCGGTGAAATCTTCTCAATCAAAGTAAAGGACCCTGACTATGGCTCTCGACCATTTCATCTCCCCAACAGCACCAGACGAAGCGGCCATGGCTGTACGTCTGGGCGCAGGTTCGGGTACTAGCAACCAAGTAGACACCAAAGAGGTTGGCAAGATCGTCAAACTCGCAGGTGAGTCCCGTTATGACCTGGCTGTGGCTGGCGATAACATTGAAGCCCTGATCTATGCAGTGGAAATGGCCCCTCAAAACGGCTACTCCATCGGCTCGGTCTATTGCGAAGGTCGCGCTCGCGTGACTTTTGACGGCTTGCAAGCTACCCCCGGCGTCGGCGTTATTTCCGTTGGTGACTGGGTTGTTGCTGGTACTCAAGTACCAAAAGGCACTGCCCTCACAACTTATCCCAAAGTCTGCAAGGCAACTTCGCAAGGTACTCAACAGTATCTGTGGCGTGTTCTGAGCTTGGGCCCAGTAGGCACCGGCGCAGTAGGCACTGTTGGTGTCATTGGCCGCGACTAATCAAATATTGAAAGGAACTAACATGCAAGTTGCATACATCGACCGCTCGGGCGGAACACAACAGTGGGCACCCAGTGCTGAAGAATTAGTGGCAATGGTGAAGTCCGGCGACCCAATCGCTGAGATGAACCGTAAGTTTGCTGATGCAGACCTGTCCGTTGGTACTGCTTTTGACCAGTTCAAAGCGTCCATCGGCCTGGTTCGCCCTGGCAGCAATAACCCATTCGGCTTCCGTGCCACCAAAATTGGTGCTCTGTTGGACGGCTCTGCAGGCTCTTCCGGCTTCTCTGCCAACACCCAGCAAAACGCAAGCCCCTTCGGCACTGCTTCTCGCGCATTTGTGAACATCGCTGTTATTGGTGAGATCACTTCCGAAATGCAAAAAGACCGCACTACCGACTCTGGCGTGTTTGAGCAAATGATTGCCAACAACATCAGTGTTGACACGGAGCATTTTGAACAGCCCGTAGTGGACTACAAAACACTTGGCGGCCCAGAGGACTCTAAAGCAGCTCGCGTTGCTCAAGGCGCTGAACCACCCAAGATGCTGTTCTTCAAGACCAGCGACCGTATCCGTCGCATTGGCGCTTGGAATATCGGCATGGAGTGGACTGATGCTGCTCTGCGCAATACGAACATAGATTATGTCACTCGTACCGTAGCTCACTACCTGCAGATCGAGCGTGACGAGCGGGTTTACCGCTATATCAATGCTCTGTACAACGGAGATGGTGACCTGAACGTAGGTGCAGTTGCTGCAGTGACTTCTACATCTCTGGATGCAGCAGCTACAGGTGGCGTTCTGACTCACAAAGCCTTTGTCAAGTTTTTGGCCAGGAGCCGTAAATACCGAAAGATCAGTCATTTAGTGATGGACCTAGACACGTATTTGAAAATTGAGGGCCGCACAGGTCGTCCAGGCTCAAATAACTACGACCCAACTCTGACTCGTGTAGACCCACAAGCAGGCTTGATTAACGTAGGCTTTGGCAACGACGTTCGCATCTTCTTGGTTGACTCCGCTGCTGAAGGTGGCCCAGTGCCAGCTAACACGGTGTATGCCTTGGATGCGTCGGTAGCTATCTCTCGTGTTACCAACACTGCAGCAGCTTACACTGCTGTTGAGGCTTACGCCATGAAGCGCAGTACAGCTATGCGCCTTGACTGGGCTGAGGAAGTGTTCCGCTCATTAGGCGACAGCGATCTGCGTCCTTTTGATGTGCTGACAATCAGCTAATTAAAATAACAGGGGAGGCGAAAGTCTCCCCTGAATACCTATGAATCAAACCATCCACGACAAGACAGGCACCTGGTTAATCAACACAGCTGGATTTCCGTTTGTAGACCCAGAAAGCGGTTGCCGCTTTGAACCACGGGTACCAACTAAAGCCAAGGAGACGGACTGGGTCAAAGGCCAGCCCGTCATCCAGAGATGGGTGGACCCAGACGAGAGTAAGCCTAAAAAGTAAAAATGGCCCTTTTAGGGCCATTTTATTATTCTGTTCTGGCAAATTCGCCATGGTATTTAAGTGCTGCTTGGCAGTAGGCCTCATAGGCAGCGTCAGGGTCGGAAAAGTAGCCTAAATGCTTTTGTTTGCCCATATACATTATTTGGGCGAACCACTTTTTAACTTTTTTATGCCACGAAACGCCTTTCCTACCGGAGGTATTGTCACGACGGACCTTGGCATTATGGTTATTATCTGATCTTGTGGCCAGCCTCAAATGTGCTTTTCTGTTATCCAGCCTGATGCCGTACTTGTGATCTACTTCAAAACCTTCAGGTTCCCCCATAACAAGTCGATGCAGTTTTATGCTTCTACGTTTCTCTCCGACAGGGTATAGGCTTGTAGCTGCATACCCAGTGCATAGGCTCCAATTATACTGACCCACCAGCTCAGCGTCTTCTGCGTCTATGATTGCTTCCGCCCCACAAGCTAAGGTCACATAAGCCACGTCACCTTCAATCCGAATCGGTCTCTTCTTCATCTCAATCTCCAAAAGAAAACCGCCTGCACCTCCGTGGTAGGAACACGAAAGCACAGGCGGTAGGCCTTTAACAGCTTTTGAATTCTACCCTTCCTACAGGTATTCAGAAGCTGTTGAAGCCAGTATATCACAAACTGCCATCTTCCACCACCTAAGCACCCAAAAACTACAAAGCCGCCCATAATCGACGCATGGCCCTAACACGCACCACCCCAGATGAAGTTCGAGCGGTCCTTGGAGTTTCCGACGAAGAACTCGAAGACGCTACACTTGACCTAAAGGTCTTCACCGACCAACTGGAACTTGAGCTGTCGGACATAGACTCGACCTTGCCGGCACTCCTGGACTCCATCTTGGCCACCCCTGTCATGTCCCGGACAGCCCTGCAGACCAAGGTGTTCGCAGTAGCAAACATGTTTTCTGCCTATGCCTACAGCAAGTTACTGCTCACCTCCCTGCCCCTATTCAGCCCCCTAAAGGTTACAGACGGTCGGGCCTCATTTGAGCGCTTTGCAGACCCCTTCGAGACTGTCCGCAACGGGGTGAATGCAGGGTATGTCAGCATTCGGGCACGGCTACAAGCCTCCCTTACCCTCTTGAACGGCTACACCCCTCCCCAGAGTATCACGCCAATATTCACAGTGGCTGCAGGCCTGGCCAAAGACCCGGTGACAGCATGAAATTAAAGGCTGCTGCCCGCCGATTTGACACCTGCCAGGTGTACGATGCCTACAACAATGCTCTGCTGTTCAAGGCACAGGTGTCAACCTTCCTAGAGGCCTCGCCCGACGGCAGTACAGCTAAGCGCCGGGTACTGAGCGTTGACCCATCCATCACCACTCCCACGCATTCCACAATCAACGTACTGAATGAGATGTGGGTAGTTGGTGATGGAATACTGGATGAGTGGCGGGGAGGGGCTATCCGAGCGTCTTACTGGATGAAGGCAAGCAGCGGGCTATTCAGCCTTGTCACACCTGGCCAAGCATGCTCCGGCACCGTAGTTACCGCACAGCATGGGCAGCGGGATTACCTGAAGGACACTGTGAACGGCGTCACTGACGCCCAGTATGACCCATTCTGGATTTTCCACTTCAGCAAGAATGCAGTAATCGCAAAAGGGACCTTGGTTAAGCAGGGCCCAACCCTCTACCGTGTACGCACGGTCCACCTGTCCTTGGAAGGCTTCAAGACAGCTCAATGCGACGAAATTGATTACGGCGTAATTTCCTCCACCTTCACCAGCACTGGCGTGTACAATCCCGTGCTCGACACTTACAGCGCTGCCAGCGTGACGGTGCCGTCAATCCTCTTGGACTACTACAAGGTCTATGAGTTTCGCACGCAAGCAAGCCCAAGCAACTTGGCTGGTGACATGGCGTTGATTGTTGCTAAGTCGTCAGTTAGCCCAGTAGTCGGTCAAAACGTAGTGGTTAATTCTGAGAGTTGGAGAATTATTGCCATAGTCTCAGACCAAGATGCTTGGAGCCTGCACATCCGTCGAGGTTGAGTATGGCCGGAATTGAAGTAAAGAACTTAAATTCGTTTCTGAGCAAAACGAAAGCCCAAAGAGCCCTCATCAAGAGTAGGCCGACTGAGTTCGTCAAGAAAAAAGTTACACAGGTTTTGAAAGCAGTTCTAAAGGAATCTCCACAGTATTCTGGAGATTTCGTTTCTAACTGGCAGGTAGTTACAGCTAATAGTCCACACACTGGCTACACTAAAAACTGGTATAAGACTGAACTAGATAACGAGTACCGTAGTATTAATCATAGGGATTCCAGCCAGATCAAGGAATACTACGATAAGGTAAGGTATGCAGGCCATCCAGAGGCTATACAAGAACCCTTGGCAAGCGGGCTGGCTGTCATCAGCACGATAAAATACAATACCAAGGTAACACTTGTCAACTCCTCTCCAATCTCCGGTAGCATCAAGACCGGAAACATGGACCCCAACTACCGGCCTATACATCGCCACTTAGAAGGCATAGCTTTTGTAGACTATATTATACAGAAGTACAAATACAACTGGATTTCATAATGGCCACACTTGAACAACACCGTCAAAGTATAGTTACTGCTGTAGAAGCTGCCAAGGCCAGCTTTACAGGCTACCCACTTGTCATTGAATACGACAACCGAATCATAGTCGATACGGCAACGCAGCTTGACCCGTTCTTGGTGGTGAACATCCGATTCTTGGACGGCGCACAAGCAGACCTGAGTGCAAACCCGATACATCGGAAGGTCGGCCAGATACACCTGCAGGCGGCTACCAAGGAAGGAGCAGGGTCAGCCAAGGCCTTGGTGCTCTTGGAGCACTTCTATCGAGCCTTGCAGCGCTCTCAGTTCGGCGGTGTCCGCACTCGCATGGCCTCCTTCGCCAGAGAGCAGGCGTTCAAGGGGTGGGTCTACTATCCGGCCTTAGTTCCATTCTGGGCTGATGACAACTAATGACCTGTCGTCAGTGACCCACTGACAGGAGTGCCGCACTCAGCAGTAAATGGGCTACAGGTTCCAGATAAAAGTGCAAACTTCAACATCTTTTACTAGGAGCCACATATGCCCATCCTCGCAAGCACTAGCGCCGCACAGGTACGCTACATCCCTGAAGCCACTTTCGGCGTTACCCCTGTTGCAGGTAACCCCCTGAATATTCGTATCACCGGCGAGAGCTTGACCTATGACATCACCAAAGCTGTGTCTACGGAAATCAACTCTACCCGCTCGTCCTCCAGCATGGTCCCTACTGGTGCTAAGTGCTCCGGGGACCTGAACGGTGAGATGCAGTACCGCGAGTACGACCGCCTGATGGAATCCACCTTGCAGAGCACGTTCTCTGTCCATGGTACCAACGGTATCGGCACCACTTTCACTGCAGACTTCACTGCTACCACCATCACTGCTTCTGTGGCCCCCACCACTACCAGCGCCTTCACCAACCTGAAAAAAGGTCAGTGGTTCCGTCTGACAACTGGCGGTGTGAACAACGGTAAGCTCTTCCGCGTGAGTTCTGTGACTGCCCCGACGGCCACCGTAATCACCTTGGATGCTGGCACCCCTGCTACCGTAGGCACTGCTGTCGCCACCTGCTCTGTGCAGACTCGCCGCTTGACCCATGGAACCACTCAGACTTCTTACACCATTGAGAAGAACATGACTGACGTGGGCGTGTTTGAAGCCTTCACTGGAATGACCCCAAGCAAGATGGCTATTTCCATCCAGTCGGGTAATCTGTCTACCATCAACTTCTCGTTTGTTGGTAAGCAAGCAGCCATGACTACTGCGACTGTGTTGCCTGGAACTCCAGTGTCCAGCTACACCTTCGACATCCAGTCCGGCGTCACAGGAAGCTCTTGCCAAGTGTGGGAGGGCGGTGTCCCATTGTCCAGCACCTTCGTCAAGTCCCTCAGCTTGGACTACGACAATGCTCTGCGCGAACAAGATGCTCTGTGCTCCTTGGGTAGCGTTGGTATCGGTAGCGGAACTATCGCCCTGACTGGCTCTATGTCCATCTACTTTGCCGACAAGACTATCTTCGACAAGTTCGTGAACAACACCTTGACCTCCTTGGCCTTTTCCACAATGGATGGCGCAGGTAACGGTTATGTGTTCTCTCTGCCTGCAGTTACTATCTCTTCCTACCAGATTACCGCTGGTGGCAAGGATGCTGACTTGATGGCTGATGTTAAGTTCACTGCTTTGCGTGACGCTTCTAATGCTGATGCTACCCTGCAGAAGGTAGTGTTTTTAGACGCCTTCGGCGTGGCAGCTGTCTAAATTTCGTGGTGGTTGGGTGGTACCAACCTTTTGGCTCCGGGAAAGAAATTTCTCGGAGCCTTTTTAACAGTTTTCCGTAAATCCCGCCCCCAGGCTTGGGGTATAAGGCAACTTCGGAATAATTTGAACAACTTGTTGCACTTATCATAAATTAGATATACAATAAGCAAATGTTTCAAGCAACCCATATACGCATCTACCCGAACATGCAGCAGCAGCAAAAGCTAGCTCAGGCATTTGGTTGTGCGCGTTGGTTCTGGAATAACAGCTTGGCAAAACACAAGAGACTTACAAAGAAACAGGCAAAGGGCTAGGTCAGTTTGCACTGAATGCACGCCTGCCTGCGCTAAAAGAAGAATTTGATTGGTTGACTCAGGTGCATAGCCAAGTCCTACAAAGCGTTAGCCTGCATATGTCCCGTGCATTCGTCAATTTCTTTGAGAAGCGTGCGAAGTACCCCAAGTTCAAAAGTAAACAGGGTAAGCAATCCATCCAATACCCACAGGGTGTCAAGATTGTTGACGGTTGCAAGATTTACCTGCCCAAAATAGGCCACGTCAAAGCTGTAGTGCATCGTGAGCTAGTTGGCACTATGAAGACGGTCACGGTATCGAAAGATGCAAGCGGTCACTACTACGCTGCAATCCTGATGGATGACGGCCTAGAAGTGCCAGCACCCTCCTACAAGGGTAAATTCATTGGTGTTGATGTTGGTCTTGAGACTTTCGCCGTAACAAGCGATGGTTCTAAATTTGACACAAAACGATTCTTTAGAAAAGCAGAAAAGAACCTCAAGCGCAAACAGCAAAAGCTAGCGCGCAAACAAAAAGGCTCTGCTAATAGAAACAAGGCTCGCGTCTTGGTAGCCAAGGTTCACGCCAAGGTTGCAAATCAGCGAAAAGATTACCTGCACAAACTGTCTCGCCGTATTGTTGACGAAAACCAAGTTATAGCGGTCGAGGGGTTGAATGTGCAAGGCATGATGAAAAACCACAACTTAGCAAAGTCAATTGGCGATGCGGGCTGGGGTATGTTCACGGGGTTCATCAAGTACAAGGCACAAAAAGCCGGCAAGGGGTACATCGAAGTCAATCGGTGGTTCCCTTCTAGCAAATTGTGCTCTGGCTGCTTGACTAAAGCCCCATCAATGCCCTTGGAGGTTAGGGGCTGGACTTGCGCTGCTTGCGGTGAAATTCACGATAGAGACGTGAACGCCGCAATCAATATTCGCAATGAAGCAAAAAGAATGTTAGCGGCCGGATTGGTCGTTACTGCATGTGGAGGCGATGTAAGACCAAAGCGGGGGCGTAAGTCATCCGTGGCGGCTATTGCCTGTGAAGCATGAAGCCCCCGGCTTTAGCCGTGGGTCTATCACTTTGCGATATACTCTGTACCGGAATCAATCAACCACCACCACAAGGAATCCTATGTTAGATATTTTTTCCACCTTCGCTGTAGATGAAAAAGCTGAGCAAGACGGACGCTGGGTCGAGTACGGCAACGGCGTGAGCTTCTTGGTAGCTCGTGCTGGCAACGCCAAGTACAACCGCCTCTTGGCCAGTATGTACAAGCGTAACAAAGTTGCTTTGGAGTCTAAGGGCGAGGCTGCTGAAGCGCTCAATGAGAGCCTGATGGGCGAAGTTATGGCCAAGACAATCCTGTTGGGTTGGAAGGGTGACGTATCTATCAAGGGCGAGAAGCTGGAATATAGCATTGAGAATGCTAAGCGCCTGTTGGCCATCAAGGACTTCCGCCGCTACATCTCGTCCGTAAGCGAAGACTTTGAATCGTTCAAGGCCGAGCAAGAGGCTGAAGACGCAAAAAACTAGAGGACTGCCTGATCTGGGAACTTGAGTGGGGTGCCTCCATAAAGGAACTGCTTGAGTTTGAAGAAAATTCAGGCATAAAGCCGGCAGCCTTGGCCAGAAGGCCGACAATCCAGAAGCACCTGAGCTACACAATGCAGGTCTTCTGGGATTTGTCAGAGACGAGGCAGGCGGCGATGGCTGGGGTAAACCGGCTTACCTTGGTAGAGTTCAACGCCTACTGTGCTCACCATAGAATAGGGCTGCATGATGCCCAAGACCTATGGTGGGGTATAAGGGTACTTGATAGGGCCTACAAGTCTTTTCAGGCAGAGAAAAGCAAATAAAGCCAGCCTCAGTGCTGGCTTTATCGTTTTTGTCGCTAGTGAATGACGATGGCAGCGAGTAAAATCGCTAATCCTACAGGAGCACCCGATGAGCGAAGGCAATGACAAACTTGAGATAGGCGTTAATATCCCCGAGGGAGACCTGGTTAAGCTCGACCGCCTGGATAAAAGCCTGGACAAGCTTGGCGATACGGCCACCAAAGCCGCCACCGCCCTAAAGACTGCTGCTCCTGCTGGTGTGGATTTCGCGCATGCCTTTGCCTCCCCCAGCACCGCTAAGAACTTAAAAGCTCAGGAGGAGTCTTTCGGCTCCTTCATAAAGTCTGCGGCGGCTTATGACTCAAAAGTAGAACAGCTAGGCACCTCATCCAAGTCCAGCCTTGGTCGGATGTCGGAAGCAATGAAGTCCATGGAGAAGACCGGAATTGCCGGGAGCTTCAAACACGCCCAAGAGTTGATGCTTGAGGAGATTGAGAGCGGCAATAAGCTATCCCTCAACTTGGTGCATATGCAAACCACGGCACTGAAGTCTGCTTACGAACATCGACTAGCTGTGATGGGTCAGTTGCAGGGTGAAGAGCTGGCAGCTTGGCGGAGCCAAGGGGTTAACTTGGGCGGGTTCCAGGCCGCTCAACTTGCCGAGTTCAAGCGTGTGGAGGGCTTGAAGCGCCAAGCCGAGCGGGAGGCGCTTGCTGCCCGCCGCAGAAGCATGTCCGATGCCGAGCGAGATATGGCGCTGAATGTCAAGTACGCGACAGACACCAATACGGCCTTACAGCAGATTAGCGAAAAAGGCTCCAGCACCATGCTGGCCAACATTCAAAAGCGCTCCGAGAGTATTCGGCGCATGCTAGAGAGTGGGTCTGCCGACGCTGAGAAGCTGGCCACCAAGAAGTATGGCTCCGACTTTGTGGGTACTGTTCGCCAAGGCATACAAGGCAGTGGGCTGGTATTGGCCAAGCATGATGAGACTCGGATAGCCCTTATCAGCACTATGGCTGATAAAGAGGCAGAAGCTATCAGGTTGGCCGCCAAGAAGGTAGAGCTGGCTCGGGTAGAGGCTGCTGCTAAGGATGCTGCCGTGCTGGACAGGGCTGCAGCCCGAGTTATGAAGGCCTCCACATTGGAAGGCTACAAACCTGCAGGGCCTGCTTGGTGGGAGTCGCAGTTGGCGACTCAGCAGGAGGCCGCACAGAGGTATGAGGCTGGGCTCCTGAAGGAAGTTGCAGCCCTAGAAAAGACCACAGCCCGAGTTATGAAGGCCTCCACATTGGAAGGCTACAAACCTGCAGGGCCTGCTTGGTGGGAGTCCCAGTTGGCTACTCAGCAGGGGGCTATGCAGAGGTATGAGGCTGGGCTCCTGAAGGAAGTTGCAGCCCTAGAAAAGACCACAGCCCGAGTTATGAAGGCTTCTACAATGGAAGGCTACAAACCAGCAGGGGCAGCTTGGTGGGAGGCCCAGTTGGCGGCTCAAAAAGCTGCAAACATAGGTAACACTGGCCAACGCTTGGGCGGCAACGAGGTTGTCGGCTCCTACACACCGTACAACGCGATGCGTGTCGCCCCGCTCAAGCCAATTGCCGAGGCTCTCCCAGCCCTGAACCTACCGTCTCATGCCAAAGAGGCAGAGGCCTTGGCTGGAAGCTTCGAGAAACTCTCGCTATCCGGTAACAACCTACACTCCAGCGTACGAGGCTTGGCATCGGGCTTCGGAGCCCTATGGCTCACTTGGGGTAACACCCTACCGCTGCTGGCGGGTGCTGCGGTGTCCTTCAGCTTGATGGGGGCTATCAAGTCAGGCAAGGAGTTTGAGACCACCCTGTTTGGTATCTCTGAAGTAGCTGGCACTTCGGCTGCAGACATGGCTATGCTGCGTGACCGCCTGCTGGAGTTGGGTAACAAGGGTATGTACGGTCCGCTGGAAGCTGCCAAGGGACTTGAGGTCCTCTCCCTGGCCGGCTTGAACGCCGCCGACGCAATGGCTGCTCTTGAGCCTACGATGCGGTTTGCCTCAGCGGGGGGCGTGGCTATGCAAAAGGCTGCAGAAGTCACCGTCGCCGTCGGCCAAGCCTATGGGTTCACTGCAAAGCAGTATGAGACTTTACAGGACATCATAACTAAGACCGCCTCTGATACTATCGCTTCGGTGTCTGATATGGCTGAAGCGTTTAAGACTGCCTCTGTAGTAGCTCAGCACTTTAACCTATCTCTGGCTGACACTGCTGAAGGCTTGGGCTCACTGGCACAGATCGGTATTACAGGCTCAGCAGCAGGTACCAGCTATCGTAATTTCTATACTGAGATCACTAAGACCAGCGGTAAAGTAGCTGAGGCACTGAAGCAGCTAAAAGTTAACATTCGCCAGATAGGCGGAGAGGCTGACGGTGAACTCAAGCCCACCATCGAGATATTCCGTGAATTGACCTTGGCCACCATCAATAAGACCAAGGCCTCACAGGACAGCTACTTCGCAGGCCTGTCTAACGAGCGGGGCTCTAAGACCTTTGCAGCTGCCCAAGCCAAGGCTTTGGAGACCATGAAGTCTATGGTTCCTGAGCACCTCAAGGAGGCTGAGGCCCTTGAAGCCAAGGGTAAGAAGGCTGAAGCTGCAGCCGTCCGAGTGAGGGCGGTGAACGAAGCATTCGACATCATGGCAGCCAAGAGCAAAGAGTCTACTGAGAACGCCGCCGGAAAGAACTTTATCATTTCAGCTGAGAAGCGCCTGACCCCTCAAGGGTCCTTGGATGCGCTGAAAGCCTCCTTAGAGACTGGCCTAGTCAAGGCGTTTGGCTCTGTGTCTGACTCCCTGATGGTGTTTGCTGACCAACTGCACCAGACCTTCAGCAGTGACAGTTTCCAGACAGGCCTAGCGAACTTGGTCAAGGGAACCGTCAACGTGGGTCTAGCCTTCGTAGACGCTACTAAATACGCTTGGGAGCACAAGGAAGCAATGCTTGGCGTAGCTGGAGCTTACATACTGTTTGGCCAGGAAGCCCTGACGGCACTGCTTACCGGATTCGTCGCAGTTCGGGCAGCAACTACAGCGTTCATGGCTGAGGTGGCTGTAGGGTCCACTGTGATGGCAGCCCTGCGCTCCAGTATTGCAGGCGTGGCTATGTCTTTAGAGCTTCTGGCCCCCGGAATACTGGCTGCCGGGTCAGCCTTGGCCACGGGGGCGCTCGTTGCCGGGATAGCAGCAGTTACTTTGGGTGTGATTGCCGCCACTGCCGCCGTCGGCGCTCTGGCTGTCAAGTGGATTTTTGCTGGTGAGAGCGCTCAGGAAGCGCTGGAGAAGCAAGACGCCAAAACTCTGAAGGGTCTGCAAGAATCGTCTGCCGCCATCAAAGCGAAGATGAACCTGTTTAATGAGAGCCTTACCAGCGAACTGGCCGCCTCTGAGTCTGCCTTGAAGGCCCGCAAAGACGGTCTGACAGCCAGTCAGGCTGCTGATAAGGCCTATGGTGAAGCCGCTGTGCGCCGGGTTGACGAATACTACCGCCAACTGGCCGGTATCGAGCGCTTGCTGGCCGCCGAGTCTGAGTTGTACTTTATACGTAACAGTATGTATGACCCAGAGATGGCACATGCCACAGCTCAAGCTGAATTGGAGTCTAGGTTGGTAAAAATCCGTCAGCAGCAGTCCACTGACGTGATAAAGACTATTACAGACACTAATAGGCTATTTCAAATCAAGAAGCAGATAGCCTCTTTCGACTTGGCGGAATCTAAAACTAAGCGTCGTGGAATCCAAGGCTCTGAAGAAGATATTTTTGATGCTAAAGCCGGCAAGGCTAAGCCACATAAGGTTGCCCTTGACCTCACCCAAGACAATACCCTGACTGAGCTGACTAAGCGTCACACAACAGCGCTTGCCCTATTCGATAAATTAGAGTCAGATAAGCTGGCAATCCTAAAGGTGAAGCGGGACGCAGAGATGATTACAGAAGGGCAGTATTTTGCTGAACTTCTAGCTATGACTCGGGCATTCTCTGACGAGAAGACTGCGCTACTTGAGCATGATGCAAAGACCTACTCTGATGCCTATGCCACCAGTATTCTGAACATCGTGTCAGCCACTGATAAGTGGAAAAAATCAAACCCACAAGCTACATCAGAGGAAGTGGCTAAGGCAGTCAAGGATATGGAAACTAAGATTTCCAGCGCCCAGAACTCTGCCGAATCTTTCTTCGAGAAAATCTCCGCCGAGAAGGCTAAAGCAGCCAGCGCAACCTTCCGCCTGATAGAGTCTGAAGTCATCAAAGTCGGTAAGGCCCTGCACGACCTGAAGAAGACCTCCCAAGAATTCTGGGACGCACAGGACAAGGCCCAAGTCAAGGCCGCCGCAGCCGCTGCGCTTGACGAGTCTCTACGCTACGCTGACCCATCCTACGCTGCAGGTGTAAAGGCTTCAGCAGCCGCACAGGAAGCCTTGAATGACCAGTACGACAAGCTGGTGCCCAACCTGAAGGAGGCCCAAGCGAACTTGGACGCCTTGATTGCATCCCAAATGGATAGTGGTGTGCCCATCACCGCTGCCACCGAGCTGATGGAAAAGTACAACGCTCAAATCGCAGCGCTCCGGTCGGAGATGGATAAACTAAAAGGCGAGAAGGCTGCCGGAATCACACAACGCGCAGCGGAAACCGCAAAAACAATCTTGGCCAACTCCGAGCGCGACAAGCTGGCAGGGTCCTTGGCTGACGCTGTAATCGGTGGTCTTACCGCCGGCGGCGAAGAGAGCGCTAAGAACCTGAAGAAGGTCTTGGAAGATGAGCTTAGCAAGCCGATCAAGGTGAACATGCAAGCCATGTTCAGCTCTATGATGGGCGGCCCCGCTTTCAGTGGTACAGGGTTCCTCAGCGGATTGGGCGGACCCGGTGCTCTGGGTGGTCTAGGTGGTCCAGGTTCAACCATACTCGCTAGTCTGAGCGGCCTGTACGACAAGCTGACAGGCAGCATGAACGTAGGTGCTAGTGTAGGTAACTTTTTGATGGACAAGTCAGCCAGCATCACCAGCTCCCTTGGCTTGGGTGAGGGGGCTAACCAGTTGTTGGGCGAGTTCGGCGCAGGTATGACCAACACTGCTACCCTGCAGTCGGCCACTATGGCTGCTCAAGCAGGCGGGGCCCAACTGGCTGGTGTTATTGCAGGCTCTGTAATGAACGGCGTCAGCGGTTACGGCCTCAGCAAAGCCCTGTCCGGCGGCTTCAAGATTGACGGCCTGAACATTGATGCCATCGCAGGCATTGCCAGTATGATTCCCGGCATTGGACCTGTGGCGGGTGTCATTGGTGGGCTGGTCAGTCGTGCCTTCGGTCATGGTGAAACTCAGGTGCGGGAGCAGGGCACACGAGGCACCTTCAGCTCTTCTGGCTTCAGCGGCCAGAATTACGCCAACATGTACCAGCAAGGGGGCTGGTTCACCAGTGACCGCACTTGGACAGAGACTTCAGCAATTGATGCTGGAATCGCCAAGCGCTGGACCACTGCCTTTGAGGGTGTTAAGACTGCGGCAGCAGATTCCGCCAAGGCTATGGGCCTGTCCACTGATTCCATCACCAACTACAGCAAGAGCATAGACCTAGCCGCCGGAGCTACCTCCGACACCGTACTGGCGGTCTTTACGGGTATGGCTGACGAGTTGGCCCTGAAGCTGGTGCCTAACATTGCCGGCATGGCCCTGGAAGGCGAGTCGGCCCGTGAGACCTTGGCCCGTCTGGCCTCTGGTATGTCCACAGTGAACAACTGGCTCACAGCTACCCACCACGCCTTGTTCGCAGTGAGTATCTCGGGAGCTGCAGCCGCTGCCGAGCTGATTAAGGCCCACGGCGGTCTGGACAAGTTCATCGCTTCCAGCCAAGCCTTCTACGACACCTACTACACCAGCGGTGAGAAGGTGGCAGACAGTCAGACTAAGATGCGCAAGGCCTTGGCACTGCTGGGCTACGCCCTGCCAAGCACAAACGCAGGGTTCCGGGCACTTGTAGAGGGCCTTGACCTGAACACTGAGGCCGGTCGTACAGCCCATGCCGTGCTGCTGAACTTGGCCCCTGAGTTCGCCACCACAGCGGAAGCTCTGAAGACGCTCGCTGACGAGGCTTCCAAAGCCGCAGTCACTGCATCTGAGGCTATTTTGAAAGCTGTCACTGGAAGCCAAAGAGATGTGGTCCAGTCCTTGGGCTTGGTCACCTCCAGCCTGACGCTGCTCTCATCAACTGCAGCTACCCCAGTGGTCAGCTCGCTGGCCGCTGCCACCGCAGCCTCTGCAGCCATGTCCAACGAGTTGCTGTTCATGAATTCCATCATGGGCGACAGCGCAAGCAGTGTTCTGGCTTTCAAGGCCCAAATACCTCCGCTGACTTCTGGATTTACTGACTCCCAGCAGGCGGCCTACCGACTGCAGCAGCAAATCTACAGCCTCTCGATAGCTGCAGACTCTGCCAACATCGACTTCACCAAGCTGTCGGCTGCGCTGGCCTCTGTGAACACTGAAACCTTCATGGTTACAGTCACCAAGGTATTCGAGGACTTGGCCGGTAGAATTGGCAAGGTCTTGGGTGACATCTCTTCCGAGCGCATCGCAGTGCGGGATGCCGCCATCGGCATCATTGCCCCTGAGTCGATGTCAAAATCTCAGATTGAGAGCCGCATTGCCTCCGTGCAGTCTGGTGCCCCATCTAACAGCGGAGTTCTAAGCACCGCCGCGAACTTCAACACCCTGACAACGCAACTCGCAGCCGCCAACGCTCGTATCACTGCGGCCCAAGCTGCTGCTGATACTGCACAGGCCAATGCTACTCGGTACACCACGGCTACCAGCAACTACGGTAACGCTTACTTTGACTATACAAACAAGTACAGCGCAGTGGCTAAAGCTCAGGATGTAGTGAACGCCACCCCGAGCAGAGCGATGAGGGATGTCGGTGACTGGTGGAACCGCAGTTCAGAGGCCTACACCCCACAGTCCTACATTGATGCTGTCAACGCTCTTACAAGCGCCCAAGCAGCCCTGAAGGATTCTGAGGCTAAGATGTACTCGGCTCAGGCTCTACGCAACCAGATCATCACCGAGCTGGGAGGAAATGGTCAGGGGGCACTGACAGCAGCAAACCAAAACTTGGTGGCTGAGACTACGACTCGTGACGCTCTGCAGGCACAAGTAACCTCCGCCCAAGCGGTAGCCAAGGCGGCAGTGCTGGCCTACCAAAAGGCTATGCAGGACTTCGTGAACTCGGCTTCTACCTCAGTGACCCAGCTGGCGAAGTTGAAGGATGAGACCGTCAAATACTATGAGTCCCAGAAGGCCTTGGCTGACCTGCTAGCCAAATCTGCCGCAGGTATCCGCGAGACAATCCGCAGCTACAAATTCAGCCAAATGACTGATGTTCAGAAGGCTGAAGACCTGAAGTCTCAATTCGCTCAAGCAACCCTGCTGGCCCAAAGCGCCACAGGCGAAGGCTTGGCGGCTGCCGGCGACAAGGTGAACTCCCTCATCAACCCGCTGATCGAAGCTCTGCAGGCTACCGGACAAGACAGCCTAGTCAGCAAAGTTCTGGCTGACTCTGAGAGCGTTGCAGCCTTGGTGGACAAGAACATCTTGGCCATGGGTGACTACAAGTCTGAGAGCTTAGCTCTCCTAGACATGATCGACAAGAAGCTGCTGGCCTTGGGGGCATCTACCGGAAGCGCACAGGATGTAATCGCTGCCGCTGTAGCCGCTGGCTCCGATAAAACTGCCAGCGGATTGCGGGCGGTCATTGCCGCCATCTTAGGCCAGTCGATACCCGCCTTCGCTACAGGTGGATTCCATACCGGAGGGTTGCGCTTGGTGGGCGAGAATGGCCCCGAATTAGAGGCAACTGGCCCCAGCCGCATCTATAATGCAGCACAGACTCAGAGCCTGCTTGACGGCACCGGAGGAAGCAATACAGCACAACTGGAAGCCTTGATTGCCCAGCAAGCTGAGATCATGCGCCAACAGAGCCGCCAACTGGAGAATATGAGTTACGAGCTACGCGCTATCGCTGGCAGCACCGGCTACACCAGCGCAGTGCTCAAGAAAGTAACTCAAGGCGGTGAGTCGCTACAAACTACTGAGGTCCCTGCAACATGAAAGTAATCAAGCCAACCCCGGTGACTGCCGGGTCATTCTCCAGAGCGAGCACGGCGACCTACGTGGATAGCTCTGGGGTATTGCAGACTGCAGCAGCTAATGTCCCACGCATCACCTTTGACCCGCTTACTGGTGTGTGTAATGGGTTCTTGGCTGAGTTGGCTACCACCAACCTGCAAATTCATAGCAGCCAGTTCGGGGACGTAGCATGGACAAAAACAGGCACCACCGTTGCGGTAAACACCGCAACGGCACCTGATGGCACTGCATCTATGGACCGACTGGTCGAGGATAGTAGCACAGGGGCACACACCATCACGTCTGCAGGTCGCAGCGTCACCGCAGGACAGCCCTACACTTTCTCAGTTCATATAAAAGCCTACTCCGGGGCTCGTCAAGTAGGAATCTCGCCCGGCTACTCACCAAATTTCGCCCCTACTGACTTTGCTATATTTGACTTGGCTACAGGGGCCTTCACCAGTACAGGTACGCTGACCTGCAGTGTTACGGCACTTGCAAACGGAATGTACAGAATCGCTGTGACTGCCACTGCCTTAACCACCGGCTCAGCGACCAGCCGTATTGAATTAGTCAGCGGGTCTACCAGCTCATACGCAGGGGATGGGGCTTCCGGGGCCTATCTGTGGGGAGCACAGTATGAGCAGGGGGGGCTATCCAGCTACTGCGCTACAACCCACGTCACTGCCTCACGGGCAGCCGATGTAACAACCGGCGGTCTGATTTACACCAACTTGGTTGATGCCAATGCGGCCTACGCAGCGGGTACCACCTATACCATCAATGACCGGGTGACCTACTTGAATCAGGTGTGGGAGTGCATCCTGTCCCCTAACGTAGGGCATGCCCCAGACCTATCGCCGACTTACTGGCTGAACAAGGGGCCATCTAACACTTGGGCGGCTTTCGACTCCCAGGTCAGCACCGCCAGTTCGTCCAGTATGGAGCAGATTTATATTCTGCAACCCGGTTACTGTTCCGGCATCGGAATCTTCGGCTTGGTCGGCGGGACGCTTGAGGTGAGTGTGCTGTCTGAGCCAGGTGGACCGCTGATGAGTGTGGTCAAGAAGAACCTGGATGGTGCAGATATATCAAACTGGTATCAATACTACTTCTCCACTGTAATACAGGAGACCGACTATGTGGATACAAGCCTATCTATGTATAGCTCATCTTATATAACTATAAGGATTACTGGGCCTTCAACTGTACAGTGTGGGCATATAAGTATTGGACAGGTAGTTGATCTAGGTGGTTCACAGTACGGGGCGTCTATAGGTATCACTGACTACAGCATTAAGAAAACTGATGCAAATGGACTTACAACCTTCGTTCAGAAGGGCTACAGTAAGGACCTAAAGGTAGATACGCTGTTTGACAAGGCTCAACTCGGAAGTGTCTACCACACCCTGTCAGGGCTTAGGGCCACACCCTGCACATGGATTACCACGGATGAGGCTGAATATGCCACTCTCACCACCTTCGGAAACATCCGAAACTTCTCCATCAATGTAGAATACTACTCTACTTCCCTATGCAACTTTGATATTCAAGGGCTATCCACATGACCGTAACCATCCCAATCAATACGACACCGGCACCAAGTCGGGTTGACACCCCGAACTTTGCGGTGAGGGCTGATGCCTACCATGCTTGGCTCCCCGGTGCCGTTGCGGCCATGAACGCTCAGAACGTAGAGAACAACACGCTGACGACTGCAGCCCAAGTTGCATCTGCCGCTGCCGTCGCTGCTTCTGCCGTTGTCACTGCTACAAACCCCATCACTAATGCCGCTGCCGCTGCAGCCAGCGCTACTGCAGCAGCAGCCAGCGCTTCCGCTACTTCTACAGCGGCAGCCAGCGCTGCCGCTGCGAAGGACTTAGCCCTCGCAGCGTGGGCAGCCAGTACGGCCCCCGCAGAGCAGTTGGCAGGCATCGGTAAGATGCTGCATGGTGGAGCTGTAGTGAAGTCTATCATCTACGATACGTCGAAGGATTTTGATGGTGGAGAGTGGCGCAAGCGCTGCTCGGACAAGAGTTGGTACACGGAAGCTCTTGGGGGTAGCCGATGGATTGGCCGCCAGCCTAGTGAAGCTACTGCCCGAGCATATGTTGCGTCTCTGGCGAACCCAGAGCTGGTGACTAACGGCACTTTCGCTACAGACACCAGTGGATGGGTAGGTGGAGTTGCCACACTATCCGTCGTCGCTGGGGGTATTCGGGTGACTGGCACCGGTGCGGGCCCGAATGCTACGCAAGCTACGCCTATCACCACGGTTGTAGGAAAGACCTATTACATCACAGCCACCCTCACCACTGCCAATGCCGCAAGTAAAAATTCGTTCCTCTATGTTGGAACTACCTCTGGTGGTAGTAACCTATTAAACCTCACTATGGGGTCTGTGTCTGGTGTTACAACTTATGGCTCTTTCGTAGCTACAACCACGACTACCTTCGTTACTGTGTCTGGGGGTAGCAACTGGGTAAGCGGTGAGTATGCAGACTTTGATAATATTTCTGTAAAACTGGCTGATGTTTCAGTAGATACAAGCGGAGCTATGTATCAGCTAACTGCTGATAATAAGTTTTACCGGCTAAATGGAAACTTACTACCAGATACCACACTCTTTAACGTAGGGTGGGCTACCGATACTTCTGCGACACGTACCGTTGTTTCTGTATTAACCCCTGATGGCGGTGTATCTGGCGTACAGCTAAGCTCACTCTCTAATGCTGTGCCATATGTCTACGCTAATCCTGTTGTCACATCTGGCCTAACCTATACATATAGTGCCTATATTAAGCTAGGTACTGGCGGGGACGGTACTGTTCGCTTGGACAACACCACCCGCGCAGCAGCTGCCGCCTTCAACCTGAACACCGGCGCAGTCAGTACCGCTACTAACTGCACCTCCTCAATCCTGGCTTTGGGCGGCGGCTGGTTCCGCTGCTCCATGACCTATACCGCCACTTCAAGTGCGGCTAACACCCATGACATTGTTCTGCTTGGAACATTCCTGACGGGGCAAGGCCACTATATCTGGGGTGCCCAGCTGGAACTTGGTACGGTGGCTACTGCGTATAAGGCTGTGACAGGTAGCGCTGTAAGTTCAGCGACTGAGGTATTCCGAGGCATCACGCGGGAATTTCCCGCACTTGTAGCCGTCGTAGCTGAGACCGCACGGGTTGTAATCTATGACCTGACTCAGGCAAGCTGCCCCATGTGGATGGTGTTCACCAATGGAATTGGCGGCTACTTCGCTGCCAGTAACAACTCACTATCAGCCGCCAATGGCACCTTGGCCGTGGCTCAGAATGATAGAACTGTTTTAGTATATTTCACTGCAGACCGTGGAAGCCGCACCCACGCTACAGCCTCCAACTACTACATCACTAACATAGCCAACCGTAACGGTACCTTGGTTATGGGTCAAGTTCTGTACACCACTTACCTGCCTGCAGGTACTAACAATGACGTGTCACTTACGACCCTAGAAAATGCACCAACAGACCCCTATACAGGGCTGCCAACGCCAACTATTGCCGTAGCCACGGCTGGGGGTGTATCCGTAATCAAGCAAGATGGAACTGTGCTTAACAGTCTGAATACAGAGCGTGTGGATTCAGTCGGGTTTGTAGGTTCTACACTGTTCATGGGAAATCGCTACGCCACTACAGATACTTTCCGTTTCCAAGAGTTAAGCTCTATCGCCGCAAGCTGGGCCCCTACTTCTGGTATGGGGTATCTATTCTCTGGCGGCGCTGAGGACCAGTCTCAGATCATCCCTGCAGCCCCTTATATATTCCATCGTATAGACAGTGCCTTCACGCTCAATAAGCTGAACAAAGCCTTCCCAAGCAAGTCGATGAGGGCGCGGGTCACCAATGCGTATAACACTGGCTGGCAAGTTGGAGACTCCCGCTTGGCCGCCTTGGCTTCTACCACTGCCGAGACCATCACCGACGGCTCAGGCACTGAGTTGGTGACTAACGGTACATTCGCTACAGACACAAGCGGGTGGACCTCTGGAAACTCTACCCTGAGTGTTGTATCCGGTGCCATGCGGGTAACCATCGCTGCAGGAGGGTCTTCTGGTACAGCGTTCCAGCTGATTACCGGATTGCTGGTGGGCCGTACTTATACTGTCAGCTTGACCTTTGCTACAGGTACATCCTTTGCTGCATCAATCAGCTTGGGCCCTGGCGGAGTCAACGGTGCAGACTACGCATATAGCGGGCTGGCCGCCGGCGTTAACACCCTGAGCTTCACCGCAACAGCAGCAAACCTTGGTATAACCCTCAGTAATGATGGCGGTTCCACAGGTCAATACAACGACTTTGACAATATCTCTTGTAAAGTCACCAGTGAGATGATTAACAACGGAACCTTTACTACGGACACGAGTGGATGGACTGTTCTTAATGGCGCGACTTTTGTGCAGTCTGGCGGTGCAGGCCTTCTCACTATCGCAGCATCGCAGACCTTTGGTGCAGCGTATCAAGCAATCTCCTGTGTGGTCGGGCGTAGTTACTTTGTAGGTATAACTATCACGCCGGGGACAGCTGCCAATGCTACTCTGCGGGTGTCAAACTCTACTGCCAATGCAGGTGAGGTTGTCAATAGCCAGACTTCAGCTTCTGGGCGACTCACTGCCAGCTTTATAGCAACACAAACAACTCACTACTTGGGATTACTTAACGGCGGCACTGCAACGCAGACCACCGCTTTCGACAACATCTCCGTAAAGCTCGCCGAACCTGACAGGTCTGTGAAGAACAACGGCTTGGTACTAAATGGAACCTTGACCAAGACTGCTGTGGCTTCGGGCGCAAATCTGGCGGCTTACTCTGGGTTCAGTGCATCGAACTACTTGGAGCAGCCTTACTCGGCTAACTTGGACTTCGGTACGGGTGACTTTTGTGTGATGGGGTGGGTTACGCCGAGCTCACTATCCTCACTTGGCTACTTGTTTGGGCGACAAAACACAACCCCATCAGGTTCAAGAATCTATGCTTACATTGCAGCTAGTACAGGTGTTGTGAATTTCACCACAACGGACGGAACTACCTCTGTACCAATCTCCGGCGGGGCTGTAACTGTTGGAAGCCCTGCATTCATTGCCTGTATGAAGTCGGGAGCATCGGTCTATTTGTACGTTAATGCTGTGCAAGTTGCCACGGCTACCGCTGCAACGCTTACCATGAATAACGCCACGGCACTATTCAGGCTCGGCGTAGATCATGCGGCAGGAAATCCCGCACTCGCGTCCCTCGCACTCTGGCGCATCTCCGCCACTGCCCCCAGCGCAGATCAAATTGCCCACATCTACCGAACTGAACTGCCGTTGTTCCAAGCAGGTGCTCAATGCACTATCGCAGGCACCTCGACATCCGTTACAGCCCTGTCTTACGACGAAGGCACCGATACGGCACACGTAGGCACGTCTTGGGGTCGCTCAGGCTTCCGGGACTTGCTACGTGTGGAGTCAGAGGCTACTACATCCTCTACCCTATCGTCCCTGTCGTCTGTCGATGGCGTAGTGCTGACTGGAAGCACCACCAGCGGGTACGTCAGCGCACCCTCAATGTACCTGCGGGATGAGATTCGCCGCAAGGGCACAGCCTCCAAAGCCTTGGCCAAGCAGCTGATCTGGCAGGAGTTCTACGCTACTGCAGGCCAGACGGTATTCACTCTTGCAAAAAATGGTGATGTAAGAGCTGTCTACGTCAACGGCATTGTGCGAAAATCGCCTGCAGATTATTCCGTCAGCAGCGACGGGTTCCAAAACATCATCACCTTTACGTCTGGAATCAGCGCTGGCATACAAGTCAGTGTACAGACAACCCGGAGCTAATTCATGATTGACTACAACACGTTGGAAGTAGGAAGCCTCAACCTTGGGGCCTTCAGCCCAAATATACATAAGGGTACGGTGGTAAAGTCCATCATATATGACACCAGCAAGGACTCTGACGGTGGCGCTTGGCGCAAGCGATGCGCTGACAGGTCTTGGTACACCGAGACCTTGGGCGGTACCAACTGGCTCGGCCAAGTAGCTACGGCTACGGCAGCTTGGGCCACACCAGGGGCAGGGGTTGGGAGCTACTTCCAGAACAGTACCGACGGCTTGTTTTACCAGCTTGGGTCCGCCAGCCCTGCAGTAACCCAGGTCTATCGTGGGAATGTGCGGGAATTTCCTGCACAAGTAGCTATCATTGCTGAGTCTGCACGGGTGGTGATTTATGACTTGACTCAGCCCGGTGTGCCGATGTGGATGGTGTTCACAGCTTCCAGTGGTGGAACACTATATAACGGCAGTCTAACGTCACTTTCAGCCTCAAATGGTCAGGTTGTGGTAGGTTCAGTGTTACACTTGGCACAAGCTGACTTTGTGTCTGACTACACTCGGTTCAGGAATGCCAATGGGAACCTGTACAACGCAAACCGTATCGTCAATAGAAATGCAGCTACAGGGCCTATAACCAGTGGGACTATTCCTGCTATTGTGAATCCGGTAGTCAACGACTTAGCCGTCACTGTCCTAGACACCGCCCCAATAGACCCCGCAACGGGTTTGCCAGTGCCGACTATTGCTGTGGCTACTGCTGGTGGTGTGAGTGTGATTAAGGACGATGGGACGGTTGTGAATAGCGCCAACACCAGCGCTGCAAGTTATGTCTCTATAGCTGGGACTACTCTATGGTTGAAAGGTAACGGAAACAACTACTTGACGTTTGTTCCACTACTTGGTATTTCTGCCAGCTTCGCGCTCACATCAGTTACCACACCCTTTACCGCATGGCCTCTGGGTGGGTCAAGCAACACTGCGTTGGTCGGGCCTAAAAACCCCGTAATGGGGTCAACTGCTGGTATGTCTACGGTGAGACATAACCCAGCAGTATCTGCTAACAGTCTGCTTGCCTACATCACCAACGCCTACAACAGCGGCTGGCTCCCCGGTGATATTCGCGGTGCCTACCTTGCCGACACGGTAGCCGAGACTATTACGGCCAGTGGTGAGTTGGTGACTAATGGGACGTTCACTACGGATACGAGTGGGTGGACCACGTCTGCTAGTTACGCCTCTACGTCCGCCGCTGTCGCTGGAGAGATGCAAGTTACAGTATCTGCTGGCTACGGTCGTCAGATGTCAACAGTGGCCTGTGTTATTGGAAAAACATATAGGCTGCAAGGTTCCGCAAGGGTTGTAAGCGGAACAAGCAGGGCATTTGTTGGTATTGGTTCTAACTCTGCCGGTACCTCTGCGACTACAGCTATTAGCACATTTTCTGCCAGTGCTCTAGGTTTTTCACTAGATTTTGTTGCAACAGCGACTTCTATGTATGTGAGTGCCGGGGATGATGCAAATATCAGTGGTGGAGTTTTAGGGTTTGACAACATCAGCGTAAAACTCGCCGACGCAGACCGCTCTGTCAAGAACACCGGACTCGTCCTCAACGGTACGCTCACCAAGGCTGCAGTGGCCTCGGGTGCTGGCTTGGTAGCCTACTCTGGGTTCAGTGCATCGAACTACCTTGAGCAGCCTTACAGTGCCAATCTGGACTTTGGTACGGGTGACTTCTGTGTGATGGGTTGGGTCAACCTTGCGACCATCACACCACTTCAGGTATTGGTGGACCGCGCCGACGCAACATCATCCACCCCTCGCTGGCGACTATCGGTAGCCGCAACAACGGGGTTGCCTGACATTACCTTGGTTACCTCTGGTGGCAATTTCTCCGCTACTGGAACTTCAGCACTACCGATTGGGGTATCTTCATTCGTGGCGGCCGTTAAAAGTGGCACGAATTTGATTCTCTATATCAACGGAATACAAGCGGCTATTACGAATGCTGCTGCTGCAACAACGCTCACAAACGCACTTGGAAAATTGCGAATTGGGTGCAATGCGGTGGACGGTGGCGGCGGCATCGGTAGCAGTTCTATGGCCCTCTGGCGCATCTCCGCAACAGCCCCCAGCGCAGACCAAATCGCTCACATCTATCGGACCGAACTACCGCTGTTCCAAGCCAACGCTCAATGCACCATCGCTGGTACATCCACAGCAGTCACTGCACTTGCTTACGACGATGTGGCTGACACGCTGCAAGTGGGCACCTCATGGGGTCGCACCTCTTTCCGTGATCTGCTACGCATCGACTCAGAAGCTACATCCACTGGCGCAATCACAAGTCTCTCGGCAAATGAGGGTGTGGTGCTCACAGGCGGTGCATCTAGCGGCAAGGTGTATGCCCCAGCGATGTACCTACGTGACGAACTGCGCCGTAAGGATATTGCACGTAAGGCGCTGGGTCGTGTGCCTGCGTTCTTTGACTACACCGCCACTGCATCGCAGACAGCGTTCGTAGCACCCAAGGGCTTCACCATCAAGGCGCTCTACAAGAATGGTACATTGATGCGTGAGGCTACTACTGGAACTTTTTGGGGCCGGTCTAGTGACGGGTTTCAAGAGACAGCTACCTTGTCAGTCGGTGCCTCTGTGTCTGATTGGATTTCTTTGATGTGTGTTAGGGTTTAATCATGATTGACTTTCTAAAAAACGACATATGGAGTGAAGCAGATATTCTGTCTCACGGACGTACCGTAATAGCTTCTCATGTCTCACCGCAGAGGCAGACGGAGCTGCAGACTATCATGCTGGGGCACATCGCAGGGATGCGAACGGCTACAGCAGAAGAGATGCAGGAGATTGGTATGGTGCAGGCAATCACGGAAGCTCAAGCCTTGGCTAATACTCAGGCAAGGTCTGACATGGCCTTGTTGCTTGAGGTGCTGGACTTTGAGGCTGACCCAGCGGATAAAACCCTGAGTGCCGAGGCTCAGATAGTCTGGGACTTGCGCCACCCCTATGTAGAGCCAACTCCAGAACCAGAGCCAACTCCCGCACATGAGGAACCCCAGCCATGAGCTTCAAGCAATTTGCAATCGCAGTAGACCAGCTGGTAAATACCTTGGCCGGTGGCTGGGCTGACGAGACCGTCAGCAGTCGAGCTTACCGGACTAGCCCAAGGCTGGCCAAGGTTATCGACACCCTGCTCTGGTTTGATAAAAACCACTGCTATGAGAGCTTCATCAGTGAGCGCACACGCAACCAATGTCCGCCTGAGCTTCGCTAAACTGCCAATCTCATCGGAACCTGCAGCACCTCATAAGGGTTCTGCAGGTTTTGCTTTATGCTTCGTATAACCCAAATCACAAGGTCCTTGCGATGTTCCAACTACTCAAATCCCGGACTGTACAGTTCGCCTTGGCACTGGCAGTGCTTTCAATCTTGCAGGGCTACGTTGGCCTACTGCCGCTGAACCAGGTTCAGCAGATGTTCGTAGGCATTGCTATCAGCGTGGCTATCACTCTGCTGCGTATCATCACAACTCAGCCGGTATCAGAAAAATGACAGTCCACAGCCGTCGCAGTACAGACAACCGGGTGGGCGATATAGAAGCCCTGATTTCTGGTGAGAACGACCCTAAGCAGCGGGCCTTCTTAATCATCTTGAACAGCATAAATGCCTCCATGGTGGCCAATACAGAGGCTACAAGAGAAGTAGCCGACAAGTTGGATAACCACCTGTCTGCGTTCGAGGCCAAAGCTGAGGCAGATGCCCAGATGCTGAATCAAGGTCGCGGTGCTTGGCGGGTCCTAGCTTGGGTTCTTGGGACTGCCCAAGTCATGATTCTTGGGATTTCTGGGTACGTATTCTCCGATCTGCAAGCTATCCACTCTGACTTAACCAAGCTCAGCATCGCCGATGCCCGCATGGATGCCCGAATCAACCTGCTGGAGCGCAAATGAACCTATCACCCCACTTCACCCTTGAAGAGTTCTGTGCATCCCAGACAGCAGCTCGCCATGGAATCGACAACACCTTACCGAGTGAACTGTATGAAGCAGCAAAAAGAGCCTGTCTCGGACTTGAGGAAATTCGAGTTCTTCTTCGGTCTAATCCAATTAGGATTAGCTCTGGTTATCGCTGTCCTGCTCTCAATGGACTTTTAGGTTCTAGAAGTACAAGTCAGCACCTGAAGGCAGAAGCTGTAGATTTTACTTGTTCAACCTATGGCTCCGTAGACCGCATCGTTCGGGCTATCATTGACAGTCCTATAAAGTATGACCAACTTATTAGGGAGTTTGATAAGGATGGTGGTGGATGGGTTCATGTGAGTTTTAGTGATAAACCAAAACTTCAAGCCCTAATCATAGACCAAGACGGAACAAGGGCCTTCGCATGAACGACTGGATTAAAGCACTAGCTCCAATGTTGGGCACAGCTCTCGGTGGGCCCCTCGGGGGTGCCGCTGCATCGTTCATTGCAGATAAGCTGGGTATTGAGGCCAAAACTCTAGAGTCTGTTACAGAAGTTCTAAATAGTGGGAAGATGTCTCCAGAGCAGATTTCCCAAATCAAGTTGGCAGAAGTAGACTTCAAAAAGTTTATGGCTGACCATGAGATCAAGTTAGAGCAGATTTCAGTAGATGATAGAAAATCTGCGCGGGATATGCAGATGTCTTCAAGGTCTGCAACTCCTGCAGTGCTTACATATCTGATAACTATGGGATTCTTCGGGGTTTTAACTGTTATGCTGTTTTACCCTGAAACTAAAGAATCCGCGCCACTAATGATTATGTTAGGAGCACTTGGTACGGCTTGGACTAGCGCCTGTGCCTATTGGTTCGGAAAGAACGCAGGCAGTGATCGTACTAAAGAACTACTAGCCCAAGCCACTATCAAGTAGCTGGGTTAAAGAAAGCCAAGAAGAGCGGGTCCGTAGGGGCCCGTACTTTTGTAGGCTCGGCAAAGGGGACCCGTACCCCATCATAGTAGACAGTGATAGGGGTGGCCACCAATTCATAGGTGGCCGAGGGTCGGCCTGCGATACCTGTAGCCGACTTACCTGAAACCCTCACCACCTCTGCAGCAGTGAGCCGGGCTAAGACCGAGGCTATCGTACCCTCGGATAGGCCTGTCTTGACCAATAGGTCCATGCGGGTCCCTGGCAGGGCAAAAAATACCTTGCTCTCTGAGGGTGTGAGGGTTGATTTTTTCATCAGGTGTCCTAAAAAGTTACTACGCTGCTGGCGAAAGCCTCACCCAGCTCACTGTGGCTTACCATCAGCACCTGTGGAAAACCACAACTTGCTACAACCCCAAGCATGGCTGCTTCGCGGTTGTTATCACAGGCTGCTGCAGGCTCGTCAAGTATAAGCCATGGCACGTTGGCCAAGAATGTGCGGGTCAGCGCGATACGGATAGCCAGACCTAGGGCGTCCAGCGTGGAGCCGGACAGCCCTTCCACAGGCTTTCCGTCCACAAGGAAGCCGCCACCTTCGCGGGTGACTACCGACTGGGTACCACGTACTTGGCTGAAGTAGTGCGATACGGTGCCCAAGACGGTGCCCCATAGCTGCTTGGCGACCAAGGGGCGAGCCTCACGAATCTTCTTGATGACCCGGTTATTCAGTGTGTAGGTGGCCAGGTCTTCCTTAGCCTTGGCCAACGCCGCTTGGGATGCCGCATAGGAATCCTGTGCAGCCTCGAACTGACCCTTGGCCACTGCCAGGGCCATGGCTATGCCCGCAGCCTCAGCCTGCGCCTGTTTCTCATCATTCTGAGCGGTACGCAACTCAGCCTTCCACTTGGCGGAGTCTGCCAAAAGCTCAGTCGCCCTACCAACTTGCGACTGTAGGTTATCTGACACCGCCTGAAGCGCAGGCAAGTCCAGTGCAGCCAAGCCTTTGCGGGCGGCCTCCACCCGGGCCAAGGTGTACTGTCTCGCAGAGTTCTTGGCCTCCACCTCACGCAGCAACTTGTTGTAGTCGGCGGTGTCCAGTTCTGGCACATCGCCGCCGACCCACTTGTACTTACGAGGGTAACCGCCGAAGGCCTCGACTGGCAGACGAGCCATTTGGGCATCCAAGGCCTTAGCTGCAGACAAGGTGTCACGCACATCCTGCACTTGGGCGGCCAGCACGACTGCCTCGGCCTTGAGCGCTGTCATGCGGACTTGGGCAGACTCGGCCAGCGCAGCGCATGCGGTGTTCTTGGCGATAACTTCCGGCACCTCGGAGAAGTCTTTGCCGCAGAAGTCGCAGAGCTTCCCTTGGATAATAGCCATCTCAGCTTGGGCAAGTTCACGGGTGACCTGCAGAATCTCCGCCTGTACTGCCTTCTGGCGGGCTACGGCGGCGAGGCTGCCATCGGCAAACTCCGCCTCGCTTGTGGCGACGTGCTCATACTGGTCGATGCGAGTGAACTCAGCGTACTGTGCCCGCAGGGCCGCCGCCGCCGACTGCGCGGTGGCCTTATCGCGGTAGTATTGGGTGTCCAGCAGGGTGGGCACCTCGACTTCTGCCTCCGTAGATAGGTTTTTATAGATTTCCGAGGCCTTAACCAAGCCTGCCTTAGCGTTGGCTGCATCAGCCAGCAACTTGCTCGCTGCTGATGTGTCTGTAGCAGCCAAGGCGCTGCACGCCTCAACTTGGGCAGTGGCCACAGCCAAGAACTTGTTAGCCTCGGCCAAGAGCCCTTCCAGCTCTGCGAAGTCAGCCACGGGTGGCTTCACCTCAGCCAGCTCAGTGATACGAGCCTCAAGCAACTTGGTGTTGCCGGAGGGTAGTTGCTCTTGGGCCTTCTCGACCAGGCGGTCAAGTGCGTCCACGTCGGCCAGCTTCTCAATCAGCGACACCGCCGCGCCGGGGCCACCTTCCAGAGCGCCACGCAGAGCCCCTTGGTTGGCGAACATCAGGGATGTGGCAACGGCAGCAGAGCAGCCGAACAGGCGGTCCACGAAAGCGGTGACCTCAGCTTGGCCAGAGGCCGTAACGCCATCACCGCGCAGCTCAGCACCGCCCTTATGGCGCTCTACTTCAAATTCAGAGCCATTAAACGAGAAGCGAAGCAGAACACGAAGCGAGGTCTCAGGCTTGCCGTAGGTGACGGTAGCGGCCAAGGACATAGGTAAGGCCCGTGCCCCGTATAGGGCGTAGGCGATGGCCTGTAGCATAGAGGACTTACCTGCCTCGGAAGCCGCACGGATAAGCTGAAGACCGCCGCCGAAGTTGATTTCCAAGGACTCGTGACGTTTGAAATTAGTAAGTTTTAAGTAGTTAAGCATTTTATTTCCTAAAGTAGATTTTCAACAACAACCCGCTCTTCAGTGTCAAGCGTCTCAAGCAGACACTTGATGACATCAAAGCCCTTAGCAGCTTCCAGGGTTGATTCAAAGTCAGCGGACAAGCCTTCGACACTTGCAATCTGCACTGCGTTGGTGATGACAAATGCCTCGGATGTGCGCCGGAAGGCGGCTATGGCATTGACAACTTCGTGGGCCTCTTCCTGCGCCGCACTGCCGCTCACTCGGATGAACTTGTGCCCGGTGGGATGCAGGTCACGCCAGCTCATCTCGATAAACTCTTGGTCCCGGAGGGCTGTCGTCTCGAAGTGAACCCCAAAGCCGCCACGGATGACCACCTTGTACTTATCGCCGTCTGAGAGCCAGTCAGAGACCGAGGTAGCCAGTTGGTTACCCGGAATCAGGACCTTGCCCAAGCGTCTAGCATGGTGCTCGTGACCAAAGATAACTGTCTTGCAGGGCAGGGCTGCGGCCTGCTCTTTGGAGACGTTCAAGCTCTGGTCCGCCTGCTTGGCAAAGAAGTTATCGTAGTTGGCATGCAGGAACACGTACTCACACTCTGGTGTGGCTGCAAGAGCGGCGTCGAACACATCTTGGTTTACCAAGTGGGGAATCACATACCCGTAGGGTGTCATGGTCGGCTGCTCGATATGCACATAGCGCTCAGGGAAGTTTCGGCTTAGGAGCTTACCTAGGAACTGAAAACTAGAAAGCGTTGTAGAAGTCTTGCTTAGGTCGTGATTACCTGCAGAGTTGTACAGCTTAGAACTGGGGTGAGCCTCAAGCCAGTCACTAAGAATCTCATATGTCTTTAGCACATCACTGATTGGTACATTTGCCGTATCAAATAAGTCCCCGTTTATGAGTAGGTCACCTTCTGTAGGAAGAAAGCCTGCAAATTCCTGCAGTGCGTGCTGTCGTAGAGCCCACTGGGTGGCTGGTGTAGTACCGGAGCTACGAATAGCCCCCAAGTGTAAATCGGAGCAACATACTAGCATGTTTTGTACCTCTTAAATTGGTTGGGAGAGTCTGTACCTGTTACGTGTAGGTATGTGTGATTTTGTATAGACTGGACTATAGCCTCTAGACTATAGTCGTGGTATATTCTTAGTTTGCGGCGTAAAGAGTCAACAGATATTCCTAGGTGTATAGCCAATGCTTTGGTAGAGTAGCTCTTCCCTTCAAAAGTCAATAAGTAACTTCTTCTAGTGTTCTCGTGTTGCTCTTCCATTGTAGCCCAACGACAGTTTGCTGGGGCGTACCCTAACATAGTGTCTATCCTTTCCAGCGAAGCACCGATAAACCATGTACTAGCTAGGTCTCTGTCGAAATTGCAAAAATCCAACCACTCGTCGCATACCGTAATGCCTCGTCCCCCATAATACTTATAAACAGCTGATTTTTTATTAGAGCATCTCTGTATCATGTCAGACCATGTATTGTACATGGGGTGTCTGCCGGCCACCTTACCTCCTTTGCCGTGTCGTAAGTTTACAACCCTGTTTCTTTCATTTCTTACACAACCACAGGATACCACCTGACCAGCGAGTATGCCATCGAATCTAACGGATTTCTCTACTCCACAAGTACACTTTACATCTACATACCTGTGCTTACCTACGACCTCATGGGTGCCTACTAGAGTCAGGTTTCCAAAAATACGTCCAGCCTCTGGAAGGCCTGGACGGGTAATGCGTTTTACTGTAAGCATAATTCTATTGCCTCTTTTAAGTTAAGTTCTGATGTATTTCTAAGGTCCCAAGACCCGGTATCTTGCGTACCGAAGTAGTCAAGGCCGGTACACCGCCACACTTTAGTCTTACTATGGTGTATCAGTATAACGCACTTCGCACCTGCTAATTGGAATATCCGCATCCTAGCCCTATTCTCTAGCTTGAAGTTACCTACGGGTAACCTAAAGTCATGGGCTGTCTCTTTTACCTCAAGCAGAATCGGCAGCCCTCGATTTACAAGTAGGAAGTCGGCCAAGGTCGGCTGCCTTGACCCCGCGTGGGCGTCAGGCAGCCGGTTCCACGCGAAGTCTTGTCTAGTGATAGAAGACAGAATCTTCTTCACCTGACCCTCAGCTACCTTGCCTCGGTTTGTGGTAGTCATGCTAGTAAGCTCCTAAGTATTCTGTCTGTTTCTGGTCCATATACAAGGGTAGCGCGGCAGTGCCAGAGCCTGTGTATAAAGTCCTGCCTACTGGCACTTGTAACTATCACGGACCCTACCCGGTAGTCTGGGCCATAGTCTAGACCGCTATCGCTCCATAGGTGGAAGTCTATGTTTACTACCTTAGTGGCCTGTGTAAAACCTCCAAAATTGAGTCGGTCAGCCGACTCAAATGTTAGAGTTATGTTTCCACAAGGGTTGCCAAACAACTCTGATAGCACCTGCTGAATGGTTTCGGGCTTCTGGTCTGCGGTCATGCTTTCTCCATTTTCTTCAGGCCGCCGACGATGGCAGCCTCGACAGGCAAATCACCAATCTCAATCTGCTCGCCAAAAGACGGGCCGAACGAGATGGAACTCTTGATTGGCAACTCCATGCCAGCATAATCACCCACCATGCAGGCATGGGCAGCGCCCATGAAGGGCACCAAGTCCGGGACAGCTACAGAGAACACACACTCGTCGTGAATCGGTGCGATGACCTCACAGTCAAACACCTGCTCCAGTCGGGCCTTCCACATACGGCCTTCAGCCAACTTGGTCATCTCGGCTGCAGAGCCTTGGATTCGGAACGACAAGGCTTGGCGCTGGGGCCCTTCCTCATCCCCGCTGGACGCTTGGTCAATCATCTTGGCCAGGTGGCGAACAGCCCCCAACAAGGTCTTCACGGTGCCGTGCTCATATATGGCTGCCATCTCGGTCTCAGCCCATGCCTCAGCTACTGGGAAGGCTACAGCTTTAGCCTCAAGCATGTCTGTAGCATCCTGTTTATTTACCATCAGCATGCGACTTAGTTTTCCTGGCTTAATCCTATATTGGCTTCCGAAGTTAACAGCTTTACCTAAAGCTCTGCACTTTTTTACAGCCTCATGAAGTGGATTAGACTTGTCATCCTTAGCTGCGACAAACTGCTCATAAGTTATAGCCTCATTGCGTCCGTTGTAAATGCCTAAGCCAGTAATCGAGTGCATATCTTTTGGTGAGTCACCTACGAATACTTCACGCAGAACCGGGTCTTTGGACCACTCAGCCAAGAGCAGAATCTCTTGACTAGAGAAGTCCATCGAGACGATAACGGCGTTACGCTTATGTGGCACGATTACCTCGCGGAACCTTGCAGCTTGTCCTTCAATCTTAGCATGTTTTGGGAGCTGTTGCAGGTTTGGAGCTGAGCTACTGGCCCTGCGTGTATTAGTTCCACACTGGTTGTGGTTAGAGTGAATTCTTCCGGTCTTCCAGTGGACTAACTTAGGGTAAGTCTCATAGTACAGTCCACTACGTGTCTGAACCATCTTAATCAGCTTCAAGGCCTCGAGCGCAGCCTTCTCTTCTTCTGGAGCATCCAGCAAAGCATAGGCAATCGCCGTAGTGTCCGTCGAAGGGTTTGGCAGCCGAGCACCGGGTGGTGGCGGCATCGCGTTGTAGGCCTCCAAGGTCAGTGGCACGTCCATGGCGTTGCGGATAGCTTCGTTGGAGCGTGTACCTGGCCCATTGTTGAACAAGCGCAGGGGCAAGCCCATCACGTCGTACATCAACTTGGTAATCTGCTTGGGGCTGCCTGCGTTGAACTCCGGCGCGGCGACGAAGCGGCGATGCACGTAGCATGTCACAGCGGCGGCGTCATCAGCGGACACCAAGTCTGCCAAGAGCTTGTCCTGAATCATTGGGACAAGTTTTGCCGGTGTGCGTATCGCCGTCTTCAGCTCTTGACCACAAATCAGTGCTGCCTGCTTGATAGCCGCTGCGTCCAGCTTCTCGAACACAGGTGCAACAGTGCCCTCCCACCCGTGGGTGACTAGGTACTTATGCAGCACGGCCTCGGCGTCAACCTTGGTCTTCGCATCCAGCTCCGCCAATTCGTAGAGCTTGGCAACGTCAACCTTAACGCCGTGGACGTAGCTTTGGGCATGCAGGTAAGACGCGTCAATCTCAACGTCCAAGTACACCTTCCAGTGGTGCTCAAGTTGCATGTGCAACTTGAAGAAGTTGTGCAACGAGGCGGTGACGATGGTGTCATCACAAGCGTAGGACTTGACGTGTGCAGCGGACAACTCACGCATCTTATACTGGCGGCGCTCGGTGGCCTCGAAGACCGCTGGCTCCACCTCGATTGTGCCGCCTTCGACCAAGACCGTGGCGGTAGGCCTCGGAGTCTCACAGTCCAGTGAGCGCATGTCTCGCTCCCATGCGTCCATTGCCACGGCATACTTCTGTGATTCCATCTCTACGTCAGCCGCCGTGACCTCGCGGATTACAGCTTCTTTGACACACTTGTCAAAGGTGCTCAGCAACTGGCCACCCTGCAGGGTGCCGATAGGGCCTTCCAAGGTTGTTACAGCGCTGTACTCAACTTGGTCGTAGCCGAAATACATCTTGGCCAGCTTCTTCAAGCCCAAGGACTCGTTCTCGTTGACGTAGGAGGCTTCCAGCTTGGTGTCCAACCAGTTGGGCAAGTAGCCCTCGTAGCTGTTGTTCTTGAAGCGCTCACCCCAAGCGTTATAGAGCACCGGGCCCTCGAATGCCACGTTTTGGATGACCAACTGCTTGCCCAGGTTCATGGCGAAGTCGGCCACGTCGTCGAGGGGTACGCAGTCGGTGTCTGTGTGGTCCACCGGGATGTAGACGGTGTACTGCAGATTGTCGCCGAAGGTGAGTGACATACCGGACAACTCAGAGCCGATGACATCAACGATGCCCCCGTTGGACTCGACCCACTCGTCAGACTCATCAGGTGTTGAAGTCTCAATGTCCAGTGCCACGAAGTCGGACCGGGCAATCAGAGGCTTGGCCCACGACTTGAATGACTCCCACTTGGAGCCGGAGACAAGGTGGGACTGCCCCTGCCACTTCGCCAGCCGTTCATCATCCACCTTGCCGCGAATCAGGCCGGGGGACCACTTCAACGGGTTCTGTAGGGTATTGACCCACTCGGTGTGAATCTTGGCCAGCTTCCATGACTTGATGAACTCGGCAGAGCCGTCAAAAATCTTCTTGACCACTTTGACACCGCACTCGGGGTGCAACTCGTCCAAGTTGCCGATCTCAGCCAAGCGGGCCAGCTCTTCAAGTCCGGCGTCCCCGTAGTCGCGGTAGAACTCAGCGAAGGCGGCGGGGCCAAAGCCCTTGATACCCTTGATGTTGTCGGAGGAGTCACCGACCAGCGCCTTGTACACGCTAATCCAACGGTTCTCGAACGGCCCAAAGGGGTTCTCATCCAAGTCGCGGTCACCGATGCTGGTGTGGATTGTCGCGCCGTAGGCGTTGACGCCGGATAGCACAGCCAAGTCACCGTCGCCAGAGCGGATTACAAGGTCTTCTTCCGTGTGCTGGGCCAGCCAGCCAAGGATGTCATCGCCCTCGACGTAATCTTGTGTCAGGGACAGGGCACCTAGCTTGAAGAAGACGCTCTGCAACTGCCCTTTGAGGTTGTTGAACTCGACGTAGGCTTCGTTGGGGCGCTTGCCGCGACCGGCCTTGTACTCTTTGTCGATCATGCCGCGCATGACCTTGCTGGACTGGCCCTCGAACACAAGGATGGCATCCTTGGGGGTCAGGTTGAATTTCTTGAGAGAGGTGATGATGGAGTTTACGGCGTTCTCGTAGCCGTATGCTTGGGTATTTATCCAGTAATCTTTGCCGTCTTCTGTAACAGCGTTAAAACCTTCTTGGTCTTTGCCTACTGAGAGGCATGTCCACATAATTGATGAACAATCGAATGCAATTTTCATATATTTCCTAATGTAAGAAAAGCCCTCCGAAGAGGGCTTTGGTTTTAGCGTATGTTACCTTGCAGCTCATCTGCAACTAATTTTGAATATCCTGCCACATCGGTCCAAGAGTCATCGTAATTGGCATCTCCGTTTACGATTCGTCCGATCTTGTGGAACACCATCTCAAGGGCTTCCTGTTGTGTATCTGTCAGCACCTTATTTCGAGAATCCAAGTGCTTCTTCAGCAGCCGCTTAAAGTCTTGTGTGACGTTAGCGTGGCCTTGGAAAGTACCGTAGCGAGAGCCTCGCTCCGCTAGGATGGTGACCAAGGTTGGAGCAGCCTTTGGTACTTCCTTTGGTGCTTCCTTGGCTGGGCGGCCTCGTTTTTGAACGAGGACAAGAGGCATTTTACGTGTTGTCATTTAGTTTCTCCGATAAAAGTTGTGAAATCTTTGGTTCTGGCTTCCAATAATTAGGTCCTTTTTGTAGTTTCCCATACTGGTCTTTGATTGGGTTTCCATCTGCTCCCATCTTGCTGAAGTTAGACTGCATGATAATGTCAATCACCTGTTGCATAGGAAGACCATACTTGGTTCCCTCCGATGCACAGTAAATCATAACATCAGAGAACCAGTCAGCAAGGTTAGTCAAGGTTTCTAAATCAGTCGAACCTTCTTTGTTGTAGGCTTCGATAATGTCAAACCCTTCATCCAGCTCATCACGAAGAATCTTCGTGAAGTTGAGCAGCTTCAGGGGGAATCCGTCTGGCAGGGTGGGCTTGTCCGGGCAGGGGAACCCGTACATCGTATTGAACTTCTTGATGTCATCAAACATTTTTCATTTTCTCCAAGGTGTATTTGAGGTCTTGGTCGAGCCCTGCTTTACCCAAGAGCCATGCGCGGTAGTCTGCGGGCACGTTAAGGATTGGAACACCCTTGTGCTTCCCGAAGGGCATGACATGCAGCATCTTGGGCGCACTGGCTCGCTTGAACAGCGCTTCCAGTGTCGTGCCGGTCTTCGGCAGGATTACCTGCAGCAAGTCATGCACTGTCAAGATGTCTCCCAAGGCCGAGTGGGACTTGCGGTCGGGTAGACCAAGTTCCGATTGCAGGGTGGCCAACTTGTGGTTGGTGGTGCCTGTAATGTATTTTCTGGACAAGGCCAGAGTGCATAGGGTTGCTGCTGGTGTGTAAACACTAGCAATCATTCGAGTATCAAAGGGTGCATTATGACAAATCATCCACCCAGACTCTGGAAGTAGTTTTGCTACATCAGCAAGTTTAGGTTTGCCATCGCACATATCGTTAGATATTCCATGAATGGCAAATGCACCAGGTTCAATCTGGCGCTCGGGGTCCACAAGGGTCTCGTGCTGGTCGAGGATGTTGAGGTTCTCGTCCATGGTGACCCATGCGATTTCACAGACTGAACCGTTCAGGCCAGTTGTCTCTGTATCTAAAATTAGGTAATTGTTCATCTTATGAGTCAGTGTAGTTATTTATAAAGAGTTGATACTCCGATTCTGATAGGCCTACTTGTAGAGCTTCTGTCCCCTTGAAGAACCTATCACTGTCCAGCCTACCCAAAAACGCTTCCTTTATACCAACACCTTTGCTTAGGCGCCTGTAGACTGACCCGGCACTTAACCCTAGATATTCGCAGGCAAAAGTGAAGGTTACGTACCTACCGTTCAGATGCACATAAAGGTTACGACCGGTGTTTGTCAGCTGCCTAGAGTAAGGGGCCCAGTAGCAGTTGTCGGATGTGTAACCTTTATTGTTATCACGCCTTTCCAACGTCATACCGTCTGGGCACTCCCCCATATCTTCTAAGAAATTTTCGTACTTAGACCACGCCCCTTGTGGGGTACGAGTAGCATAGTTGGGGTACCTGCGGCACCTAGCCCACATTTGTTTCCACTTGGTGTAAGTATAGGAGTAAGAGCCAGCGTGTGAAGCCAACGGGCTATCGACCCCTCTCAGTCTCTCCGGTATATGACAAAGTTTGCAGTACAAGGGTGTAGAGGCTATCAGGTGCGACTTCGCTCTCAGTGATTCGGCACCACACAAAGTGCAGAGGCACATATACCTTTGATACCCTTTTTCGGTACGTGTGCCTTCTGCTACTACCTTGAGTGTGCCAATTACCTTACCTACTACGTTAAGGTTTGGCCTGCCCATAGTGTCAATTAGCTATCTCAAACACAACTACCGTGTAGGCGTTAGAACCTGCCTGCGCTATCTCAGTGCGAGCACGAACCTTTGTAACTGATTCAGCAGTTGCCTTGCCGAGTCGCAACGCATTAAGAGCCATCAACTGGTATCGGCTAAACTTGCCTTTGGACTTGGGGCTCAGGTCAAATTGAACCAAGTCGTCAACCAGTTGTGGGCCTTTAGTGCAAGTGATTACACTCCCAACTACTACTGCTCGCTCTTTTACACTTGCCTTCTCATAACCAAGCTCCCGTAAGGTCTCAAGGTGTTCTTTGACCAAGGTGCCGTCCGAGCAGACTACGCCGTCGTCACTATACCGAACTGTAGTTTTTTCAGCTTTGTCATCGCCAGCTTGGACAACATAGCTATCTTGCCAGCTAAGCAACTCAAACACAATCTCGTCACCGACTGACTTTTTACTCTCCCGCTCTAGGAAGTTGCCGTTAGATGCTACGAGGCAGGTCAAGCTATCATAAGCCACCTTGACTGCATCCTTCAGCCCTGTAATCGGGTTGGTGATGCTGCTGAAGCTTGGCTTGGCGACTACGGCGGAAGGCTTGGTAGTTGCTACTGCTGTAGTTACTGTTGCTGCTTCTGGTGCTGCGCTAGAGGTCTCGTCTTGTGACTCAAATGCGGGTGTGATTTTAGTTAATGCCATGATAATTTTACTTTCAGTTTAATTTGACCGTTCTTTCCGGCCTGCCAACCAAGCTGGGTGCTTGGGTTTTAGAGATTATACTGCCATTTTTGGCAATGCAATCACTTTTCTGCAAAAATAGTCATCCCGGCTTCGACCAGCGATTCATAGTCCAGCCTAGTAGTCGCTGCCGGTAGGTGCTTAGTGCCAGCAGAGATATCCATGAACTGACCACAATCCTTCAGTGCCAAGGCTAAAGAGTCCTCACCGTTGAACAGCGGCTTCATCCCCAAGTTCTTGCAGTATATGCGGTACTTATTGTACGCTGGCCTCACCGCTAACTCTAGAACTCTGCGTCCACCCATGTCCTTGAGCTGGAACTCATAGCCATAGTTTAGCTTAGCTTGGGAGTCTGGCTGCAAGTGGCTCATATCACCGAGGTGCTGTAGCACCCTGACGTACTCTGGTACGGTATTGGATACCAAGTCTGACATACGGCTATAGCATGCGTTTCTCAACTCAGCCATTTCCTTGTCAAACATATCACCGAACTGCGTCTTCAATACCCAGCCGAACACTCCAAGGCCAAACTCTGCCACTGCGTAATTGAAGACAATACGCTCCCTGCCATGCCCCTTACGCTTGATTTCCTCCGGGGATAAGGTGTCCAAGTCTCCGGGTTGCAAGCAGTGCTTGGCACGGGCCGCTGCGTAGAGCGCGTCGAACTTCGAGGAGAAGCTCTCCCTGTCCAGCCGCGCCAGCATGTTCTGCAGTATGAACGCCCCTATATGGGACAGGACAACTTGGTTCTGCTGGAACCGCTGGAAGTGGGCGAACTGCTGAGCCCCTTTAATCCCTGGCAACCGGCGGAACGTGGCCAAGACCACCCGCTCCAAGAGCGCCGTCTCAGCTTCAATCGCCTCGGCTACGAACATTGTGGGGGCTGTCAAGGTCTGCTCGTTCACACTCGCAAAACCCTCTGACCCCCGCTTGCCGCCGCCGCGCATCACAGGCCGGCAGTTGTAGGCATCCCGCAGCATCAGCTTCATGGCATGGTGCTTCTCAAACGGCATGTCATTGGGCTTGTACTCGTCCACAAACAGCGGGATGCTGGCGGAAGACATCATAAAGCTCTGGATGGCAAACACCGTAGACGTTGGGCTGATCTGCACCGGGTCAGCATGGTGGTAGTGCAGGCGCAGCAAGGCAAGGTTTGTCTCCGACTTGCCTGAGCCCGCTTGCCCTACAACGTGCAGCAAGGGGAACTTGCCGTAGCACAGATGGAATACGCTACGGTAGAAGCATGCCACTTGCCAGCCCAAGAGCTTACCAAGCACCTCGGCAGGTTGTGCCCTAAACAAGTTCCACAGAGCCTCTTGGGCTTTTTCCCTATTCCCTTCCACAGCCAAGTAATCCTCAAAAGAGGGGCACCGGCTAAGGTCTGAGTGGAACTTACCTGTCGGGTCTGGGTAACCGTTGAACTTCAGCGGGTAGTCGCCCTGCACATGAACACTCGGCCTCACACCCCGCTCATCTGCGTAAATCAGGAACCCCTTGCGAAGCTCCTCCTCATCCGAGCGAGCAGACTTGAACCAACTTAGGCCTTCCTTTTCTACCAGCAGGGTGTTGGCCCCTGCCCGTTTTGACTCGTCGATTAGCATTTCATACAACTTTCTAGCCACAATGTCGCTGGCCGTAAATGAGATTCCAGTACGTGATACCGCCCTCTGCATGGCAGAAGAACTTTGGAAGTCCTCGGGGGCAAAGGTCAAGTCCTGTCCTGCCATCTTGCCGGTGAGCGCCATGATGGCACCTGTATTTGGGTCTACCAAGGTTGTGACTTCCTTGACTATCCCGCGCAGGAAGTAGTTCTCAATCCCCTCATCATTTCTAGTGAAGTACCCGTCTGGCCCCCTGTAAATCCCGCAGTCATAGCCGTCGTACTCCCCGTCCTCAAGGGGCATGTCGCCGGCCTCTGTTGTGGGGCTCTCTGGGGTTGCTACAGGGGTCAGCAACTTGGCGAAGGCACTGCTGTTGTACTCGTAGGCAAAGTTGTCCTCAACATACATCAGCATGTTGCAGAGTTCCCGCTCCCGCGCCTTGGCGCTGCCGTAGCGAGAGCCTCCCTTGTGGTTGGCAATCAGGCCTTGGGCTCGGTTGATGAACTGCTCCTCACTCCAGCCGGACTCACGGGCATACAAGGCCAATTGCATTGCAATCAGGTTGAAGCCTGCTTCCGACTCGCCGTTGAGCAGCTTGACCACCACTGGCAGGTCCTGCTGAATCTGGCCGGGGGTCACCACCTTGGGCTTACGCCGCTTCTTCGTGACCCCTGCCTTCTGCACTGCCTCGTCGAATAATAGTCCGAACTGGAACCGAAACTCGGGCCGCGCTGGGGGCATATGCCGGGGTGCTGCACACAGGGACTTGTAGGTCTCTGGTGTCAGTGACTCAAGCTCCTGCAGCGAAATCTGCACCTTGTAGTTACCGTTCTCCCGGACGTTGTAACAGGTCCGCAGCATGCGCCCCTTGCGCCCGGTGTAGACCCGTAGGTCGGTACTGGGTGTGGAGAGCTTGAATGCGATTTCCTTGTAAACGTCAAACAGCCGGTACATGGGCACCGGCTTTTGGTTGAACGCCATTTCCGGGATGATGATGTGCAGCCCCTTCTTGCCGCTCAGGTACACCTCAAAGTCGTAGGCCTGAAGCCCATAACTCTGCAGGCGCTGCACGGCCACCTTGGCGTCAGTGATAGAGTCCTGAATATCCTCAGCATCCAAGTCAAAGTAGAGTGGTCCGCTGTACTTGGCAGCATCCAGAGCCTCCCTCGTTGGCTTCTCTGGCAGCAGGGTATCGACTGCCAAGATAGTCACGAAAGTTGGGCGTATGCTCTCCAGCGTCTGCTCCGCTTGGATAGGCTGCCACACCTCTTGGCCACCAACAAGTTGGTAGTATTTATAGAGCTTGGCCATGGTCAGACTCCTGGAAAAGTGGAGTCGAAGACTGCTCGCTCAAGGATATAGGGCACGCCCTCAATGGCATGCTTGTGCACGTTATGGGGGCTGCGGTAGGCTAGCGGGAACTTGACCTCAAAGTTGCCCTTGTGTGGGATGTAGGAGACTGAGCTGTGGAAGACATGCCACAGGAACACGCTGTTCGAGACCTCTACAGGTGTGTGGCCTACTTCTACAGTCTTGCCGTCACCGTCTACCCAAGTGGAGTGCAGGCCCCCTGTCATGGTCAGTCCCACGTCTACACAGGTGAGCACCCGGATTGTCTGTGGCTCCCCGTAGAACAGGCTGAAGATTACCAGTTGCTTGTCCTTGTAGGCGGCAAATCGGTGGGCACTGCGTCCAGCTTCCCATCGGGAGACTGATTCGTGGCTGAGTCGCTGAGCGAAGATGTCAGAATACTGACGCTCAAGTAAGAGTTGTGGATTTTCTTGCATAGGGGTTTCATAAGTGAAGCGACGGATTCTACGGCAATTAAGTTCCGCGAATCCAGTCTCGAATTGAATCTCGTGTATTTTCCACGCGCTTCACAAGGTCGTCATTGGCCATCAGCATGCCCAGTAGTCTGGTCTGGATGGTGTTATTGGCCACAGCCACCTTGATGCGCGGCTTGCGTTTCTGGCCCATCCTGACGACTCGGCCAATAGCCTGCCTCGCCAGAAGCGGTGTCGTCGGGGTTTCTACGAAGAGCATCTCGCTGCAAACGCCTTGGGCATTGAGGCCTACGCCTGCCGACTGGGGCTGAGCGACAAGGATACGTACCGTAGGGTCTTCCATGAACAGCTCGAAGGACTTGTTGCTGTTGGCCTCCCCGTAGGCGGCTACTGCCTTGTGGCCTTGAGCGGCCAGGTACTCCATGACGTTACGGGTGGTCATCTTGTAGAACGTCCAGATAATGAGCTTGGAGCCGGTCGGCCGCACCTCTTCAATAGTCTGGTCGATGATGTCGTAAATAGCGCTACGCTTGTACTCGCCACTGAAGTGGGCCCAGTTACAGACAATTTGCTGTGCTGCGTGGAACAACTTGGTGCTTGTCGTTGCGTCGATTTTTGTACCGTCACCCAAAAGTAGTAGCTGCTCTTCCATGAGTCGCTCGTACAACTTGGTGTGGGCCGGGTCAAGGTCATAGGTGCAGTCCGGGAACTGGGGGTCAAGGTCAAGCCCGAAGAGGTCTTCCTTGGTGAACTTGACTGTCTGCAATGCCAGATTGGCAGCCACCTGGTCTAGTAGCTGCCACTGGGTCACCTTGCCAAAGAAGTCTCGCTCTGCAACGTGCATGCCCTCGAAGTGGCCGAAGGTACGATAAACCTTTGGAGTCTTCTGCTTTATATAGGCATAGGCATCAGTCGGCTTAGAAGTTGGGGTACCTGTCAGTAGCTGTAAGTTGTGGCCTACTGAGAGTCTAGCTACGTTTTTATACAGTATTGAAGATGGGTTTTTTAGTGAGTGCGCCTCATCTACTATTACTTCCAAGTCATAGCTGTTCAGTGCATGATATAGCTTCTCGTAATCCATACGAAAGATTGCATGACTCATCACTACAAATCTGGCAGTAATGTTTAATTTACGTCGCTCTGTAGGTGTGCCTCGGTAATCAGTTACAGAGTCTGTGAAGCGGCGAAGCCACTTGCACCATTGTGGGATGATGATTGGCGGTACCAAGACCAAGGTGGTGTCCTTGCCAGCCATCAGGCTGACGGCTGTGGACATCACCGTCTTTCCCGTGCCCACCTCGGAGAAGTTGGCGTTGCGTGGGTAAGCGGCCAGCTCTTCAATGCCGGCCACTTGCTTGTCAGCGAGTGTGAATCCGGCCTTGGTCCGGAAGTCAGTAGCAGCGTCCAGCGCTGCGAAGTTGGGGTACATCAGCGAACCAAGCTGAGGTGCAGCTTGATTCCGTGCGCTTGACAGTAGGCGGTGAAGCCGTCTTGGCCAAGTAGGCATGCTAGTTCGCCAAGTGTGCCACCTTCTGCCGGTCGCTCTAAAATCTTCTTGGCTGTTGTCGCATACATGACAGCAGCCTCCTGCCCTGCCCAAGTTGACAAGTCATACCGGGCCCAGCACAAGTTAAAGGCGGGCCACAGGCTTGGGTCTTTCTTGACCAAGAGCCCGATACCTGCCGGGTGCCCGCCCTTGGGGTGGGGAAGCACGTAGGAGGTCGGGTGCTTGGGGGACCAGTACCACTTAGCTAGTTGCTTGAAGTTCATTAGATTCTCACTTCCTTAAAATCTGTTGCGGGTAACACGTCCATGCCCAAGCAGTCTGCATGCCAAAGCACTGGGTGCTTAGCTCCGTGAGGAGCAAGGAGAAGCACTGTGATGCTGGTTCCGGTTGCGTGAGTTCTAACCACTACTCTGTAGTCCTCTGCACCGCGTTTGTACTCGTAGCTTATCATCCGCTGTACGCCGGCCATGTTAATTGGTTGCTTGAAGTTCACGGGATTCTTCTTTCTTAGTTGGGGTTGGGTCGATTCGCTGGAGCCATGATACGGCAAAGTCCGCCTCATTTGTCTCCACATAGGAGCCTGTGTCAGTCAACTGTTTGATACCTTGACCAGTGCAGCGGAAGATTCGTCCTCTACCACTATGCTCACCTTGGAAGGACTTAACAGTCACAGTCAGCCCGATGTTCGGGCTCTTAGATTGGCCTAGGCCGCCCACTACAAGGCAGCGGTCACCGGCGGATATTGGTCTCATGACAAGTCCTTTTGAAGTTTTTGTATCTCCTGCTTTAGGGCGTCTATCTCAGCGTAGAGAATCTCGTTCTCTTGCTCATTTGCGATTGAGCGCCGATACTCGCAGGTGACGCACCGTGCCCTAGGGCTGAGTGGTGCAGGGGTCAGGCATTGGTAGCAGGGTGTCATAGGGTAGACCATTGGGTTGCCATGGCTTTTGCAATTCCGTCGAACGTAGTGGACCGCAGCTTCCAGCGGTCTGCGCTTGGGGCCAGTATATTCTGCCCGCTGTCTGTCTGGTTACTCCAGCGCCGCTTGCCATCGACGATGCGAGGCTCGACGTACTGGGTTGGCCTGAGCAGCGGGAGCCCCTTCAGCCACAGGCACGTCTTCTTGCTGGCATCGTGGCCAAATTCGTAGGGCTGGATGATCTGGTCCGGCTTTCGGATTCGGCTGCTGATTATGCTGATAGGGTTCTCCAAAGCCCACTTGGGGATGTTGCAGTCCATCAGCTTCTGTACGAACTCAAGAGCATCCTCGGTCAGCTTGGGGTCACGTAAGCCCCGCGCCGTCCAGTGCATGCCGCTGACGGACAGGTAAGTGCAAGGAGGGTTGAATGTTGCCAAGTCCCACCCGTCGTTGATAATGTCAAACACGTCACCTTGGTAGTGGTAGGGGCTGCCGTCATCGGCAGGCAGTAAGTCACATGAAATGGCGTCGTGGCCTAGGTCCCTAAATGCCTGCCGTATTTTTCCACTATACTCGCACCCGCATAAAATTTTCATAAAGCACTTTCTTAAATAGAATCTATTATTACATATCCAAAGCAGAGCGCCATCCGATGAACCGGGGGAAGCGGGGTGCGTCTTTCACGCCATACGACATAGAGCGGTACTTCAGAATCTTGCCCTCCAACGGCTGGCCGAATAATTCAGTCCGCTCTGCATGAGATAGCTTGCCGGGAGCACAGTTAAATTCCACACCTGTCTTCAAGTCCTTCACTACGAAACCGCCCACCATACCCTTGCCCACCTTGTTCTCTGCATGGGTGCTTCGGTCTGTCTGTCCGAGTTCGTTGGTGAAGGCCTCGTTCTGGTTTTCCATCGCCTCGTAAGCTGACAGAATCACTGCCTCAGAATCCTGAAATGGCTTCATCTTCAGCATGTCCTGAGACTTAGCCGTGCTGCGCCCATACTTGTACTCCGCGTCTAGGTTACGAAGGATAGCGCCTTCAAAGCCGCGCTCAAGGGAATCGCTGTAGTAGGCATCTAGCTGAGCCTGATCGAACACCAACGTCTGGTCCAGAACCTTGATGAAGTCTGGCAGGTCCCGTGCCTTCAGTCGGGCCAAGCGCTCAGTGTAGGGTCCTGCACCTGACAAGTCGTCGAACACGTAGAACGTAAATTCCGGCTCACCCTCGTGAGACATCACCGCAGAGTTTGTGGCGCGGTAGCAGTCTGGCGCTGCAGGCGAACCGACGATAACCTCCCCATCCAGGTTTGGGTACTTTGATAGCATCTCCCGGATGTGCAAGTTTGGTACTGGCTTCAGCGACCGTGTGAGCGCCCCGCCGAACTTGGTGACAACGCGGATTCCGTCGAGTTTGATGGAGGCGAGCTTTGGAAAAGTTACAGGGCCTGCGGCCTCACATGCGAGATTGGGCTTAAACATTTAGGTTTTCTCAATTGGTTGAAATACTTTGGTGCCGTCGGGGAAGTGGCGGTAGGGTCCGATTCGGCTTGGGAAGGCCAAGATTGCGTTGCAGCCGGGGCGTCCGTCATAGGGCTTCAGTTCTAGCCCTTGGTAGTCATCTGCAGGCGGCTTGTAGGGTTTTTGTGGGTTTGTCATAGTTCAGGCAAAATAAAACAGGGCCTAGGCCCTGTTTGTTGTGGAATTGAGTCCGATTAAGCGGCTACACGCCACACGCCCACAGCATCCTTGCCGTCAATGACAACAGAACGGACTGCGAACTTGGGAGCGCCTTCGCCATAGGACTTGCGGTAGTTAGTTACAGCCGCAGACAAGCGGTTAATAACCTTGGTCACACTTACAACTTCATCTTCGATGAAGCAGTCGCCTTCAGCCAAAGAGGCGAAGTCATACTTGTGCTCACGCTTAACGGTGCGCTTGGGGAGAGGAATGTCTTTGTGAATGGTCAGTGCCATGATAGTCTTTCGTGGTGGTTAAGGGAATCTGAGGAAGTCAGGGTTGATATTTTACATCAATTCCCTTGGTCGGGTGATGTGAGTAAAAAATAAATTTGCTGTTGTCTACACTGGCCGCAAGTTCCAGTGTGTCTGGTCTCTGGCAGGCCTTGAGGTCAACAGCTCTGCGGTGTGGTGCCTGCACAACGACATGCTTTGCATCTAAAGGTATCAGCTTGAGCAGTTCTGCCAGGTGCTCAGTCTCGTAGGGCAATGGCCCATAAATCTCGACCTTCATTGCTGCATCCTCAGCCATGCCTGGTCGATGGCCGCCTTTGGTATGCGTGGGGCGTGCCAAAGGCAGGTGTCAAGGCCCCTGATAATCAGCTTGACCGTGGCCTTCTGCAGCGCATTGCGCTCTATCTGGTGTAGGCAGGCCCGGAAGTCTGACTCCAGGGCCTTGGGCGGCTTCTTTGAGGCCAGCAGCACAAGTTCCATTGTGGCAGCAACACCTGTCAGAAGCTCCGCGCAGGCCTCGCCCTCATCTAGCATGAGAATGGCAATCTTTTGGTCTATCACTGCCCGCTGCAGGGGGGTAACCGGTAGGCCGATCATCGTAAAAATACCTCAATAATAGATACCACAAGCCAAGCTAGTGATAGCAGCTTACCCACCGGTTCTGGGGTGTGCGGGGCTATCCAAATAGTGGACATAAGAAGGGCAAAGTCGATTTTAGTCATTTTTACGCTTGAAGTTAAAGTAGGGGTTACGTTTGGTCATTGACCTGTTGAAGTCTAAAGCGAGTACAAAGGACTTTAGCGCTTGGGTGTCGAACTCAAACATTGGCGGAGCGCCAGGTCGATACCGCGTTGCGGTGCTCTTGGCCAAGGACTCGATGGAGTTATTCTCCCTTACAGGGCAGTTAGCCCCTTGGGTACATTGGCCATAATCGTCACAGCAGTTCATGTCTAATCCTTTCCAGTGTCTGGCGGCGGCCAACGGTATCACCGCCAAGCGTATCACAGTAGTTGAGCACCGATTCGTGGGCCTGCAGTAACAGGTCTAGTTCGCGGCGCAGCTTGATGCCCTCGTCACGCAGGTCGAGGTTGGCACAGCGGAGTTCAGGCACCCTTGGGTCTGCATACGCGATGGCTGAGAGAGCTTCCGAATACTCCTCATAGTCATCGTCACTCAGGTTCTGTCTGAGGAACCTGTCTACCATATCAAAGTCGTATGTCATGTTGTCAACTTCATGCTTGTGATCTGCCATAAGCTGGATAATATCGACTGACCAATTCATCTTGCATTCTTCAAGAAGCACGTCCAGTTTTGACACCTCTGCTCGCAAGGTGTCGCGCTCCAATTTCAATGAAGCCACAGCAAAATCGGCTGATGCCCTTTGTTCTTGTCTGCGTGTAATCGAGTTTTGTAGTTCTACTTTTAGAGCGTCGCGCTCCTCCATAAGCCTGATGGTGTCTGACATCCCTCGGGAAACTTCGGCACAATACTTACTGGACTCAACCACAAGCTGTCGGTTCCTGCTGCTGAGCGCTTCAAGCGTATCAGCAGCCTCCATTTGCAGGTCTCCCCAAACTAACACGCCCTTGCTGGCCGTCTCTCTCAATCTCTCAATTAGGTTTGTCATATCTTCCTTAAAATTGGTTTGAATAGCATCGAATAACCCTTACCGAGTCGCCTGTGCATGGTGTTCATTTGCCGCCACTTGTCATCCTCAAGGACTTTTGCCCTGTAGGCTGCCCTGCGTCGCATACGTCCAATGGTTACCAATCGGATTAACTTCTCGTAGTAGGCATCACTCATCTAGTAACTCCTCCAACAGGGCCTTAAAGGCTCTTTCCAGCGAGTCACCTACCTCTTCCGGGATAGGCTCTTTTATAGCTAACGCCCATCCTTCGATTTGGGATAGGAGCATAATGATGGCGGTAATTTGCGGCTTGGTCATGCTTGCACCACTTGACGGAATTGAACCCATCCCCTCAAGTTACCGCTGCGGGTGGTGGCGCTCAGGGCTGGTGTCGCTTGATGTTCCAAGGGTGAGGCATGGATAGGCTCGCCGCCGGCCAAGCGCTCATATAGCGCCAAGTCAGCTTCAACGCTCGGTGCCTTGCCCTCGTGTGTCAAGTAGGAGACTCGGGCACAGCGGGCGGCAGAAATCTTGCAGTCAATCCCTGAAACTGAGTCAACGTAGGGCAGGTGCCACTGGCCTAGTACCAATTCGCGGGGGGTTGATATGTCCATCTCGAAGCGCATGCGGCGAGCCAGGGCTTGGAAGTGTGGTTCGGCGTCTGGGTGGTCTCGAAGAGCGAAAAAATTATCCCACTCAGTGGCGGTGAGTACGGTGCGCATCCACTGGAAGGGTTCCATGATTCGGTTGCCGATCTGCTTGTGCAGCCCCAACTTGGACAAGGCCCATGCGAAGACGCAGGCGGCCTTGGAGGCTGCTACCCAAGTGAGCTTGGCAAGCGCCAAGCGCCAGCCGGTGACCTCTTCACCGGCCTGCATTCCGGGCTTGTTGGAGCCCCAGACCATAGGAATGAAGGGGTCGTTCCACACTTCTGAAATTAGCTTAGAGACTGGAATAGCCCTTGAACTCATAGCATTACGTGAGAAAACCCTATGGGTCATTAGTTCTCCATGGATGACGCGGGGGTAAGTGAGAGAGAAAGTTGTAAGACGTACACCACCCTCACTAATTGAGTCGGCAATAATTTCAGCATTGATATTCATTTTAGATTCCGTTCTTTATGGTTGGACCCAAACCACCAAGTGGTGCAGGCAGTTCGTAGGAGTGACTGATTATCGAGCAGGCGGGATTTCCAAGAGGTCTCAAAGGTCTCTAGCGCCTGCTCGGTGGCGGCGACTCGCACTTGACTCACGTAAGCATCAAGCAGAGGCAGGATGAGCAAGGTGCTGAGCACCAAGCCTGCGGCGGCTGAGAAGCCTATATGAGCAAGGCCACGCTTCATGGTGGCCAGCCTCTTGTTGGGCAATTGTGGGATTCGCATGGTGGGGAGCGGCTTAAACTTCAAGGCTTGCTCCGAATAGTATTACGGCGATTGCCGCTGATAGGCCGGCCACAACTATGCGGGCGTCGTGAACAGTTTGTGCAGCAGCCGGCATCAAGAAGCCTGCGCCTGTCAGGGCATAGGCCGTAAGGTTCAGCATCAGGATGATTGCTGGTAGGGCCGCTGTCAGGGCCAGAATTTTCAGTTTCATATCAGACTCCTAACCATTTTGAACATACCCCTACGGGCTCATCTTTGAACATATAGCAGTGCCCTCCGTCAGAGAATTCCTGCATGTGTGCATATCCGCAAGTGCGGCAGTTGGACAAGCACTTGGGTTCTGGCTCTGACTTTTTACGACCCTCGATAACCCGTATCAGTACGTCCCGTAGGGCGACATCTCGGTCAGACCGTGGCTCAAAATAGCCGCCATCCAGCCGAGTGACTGCGTACTCAAGCATCTCAATAACCTCGTCGTGGTGGTCAGTCATAGGGTCACCTTCACTACTTTTACAGTACCGCCGGACGGCAGCGCAGCTTGTCCTGCCAAGGCTGCATCCTGTTTTGTTGGGAATAGGGGCCAAGGATTACGAGCTTGGTCGTGGCCGGATACTCCGGGGCTTAGTAGCAGCCAAGAGCTGCTGCTATCCCAGCGGTAGAAGGCCAGCCAGCCCTCGGGCTTGGGCGGCGGCACGAGGATTTCTATTGTGGGCTGGGGGTCGAGTTCTTGTACTTCGATCATTTCAAAACCTCCGCAGCTTTCAGTTGGTGTGTCTCACCATCGAATGTGAGCTTGATATTGGGCTTGCTAATGTAATTTATCTGCAATGAGCCGTTCATGGCCCAGCCGTATGTGTGGTAGTCAGGCTTGGGTTCTGGCTTAAAGCGGTAATGGATTGCTTCATTCCATGCAGGGTGGTCTACACAGTCATCCCAGTCATTTGTAGACGTGTATCTATACTGCACAACCCTACTCGTATCAAGTGCCCACTCTCGGATTAAATCTGCGTGTTTGTGTTTCATACATCATCCTAAAAAATTTTAGACTTGCACACTGGGCATTCTACATATGCAGAATACTCCCCTGTTCTCTGGTTATAGTCACCCTTGTAAGGGTCTATAGTGTCATTGGCCCCATAAATTCCAAGCGGGAAACAAAACTTGTCACCGTCAAGAATGACAGCGCATTCGTCGCAAGAGATTAGTTCATAGTCACTCCCTGTAACCGTCGTAAATTTCAATTGACATGTACTTAGAGATAATTACGTCACCCCGCTTCTCTACAAAGAACATTAACTCTTCAAGAGTGGAAAACTCCACGTACCACTCTCCAGTCTCGCCTTTAGCCTCCGGACAGGGCCTACACCCTCTCCACTCTGAGGTTCTCTTAACAGAAAATTTCATATCAATGCCTTGTCATAGTTTGTGCTGCTGCGAGATGGTCGTCTATACCCACAACCCTTGGTCGTGGCCCCGATAGGTCAACGTAATAGACGAAGTAGACAGGCCCCACTTGTTGCCCCTGCCAGTAGTGGTCCTTATAGTACCAGAGCCAGTCCTTATCAATAGCAATCTCGGGACCGTCCTCTAGACTAATATAGCCATTGTCACCATCTGTGTACACCTTATTTGGTGTGCCTTTTTCGTATTTTGGCTTTCTCATTGGAACTCCTTATTAGCCTTTAGGTACTTCTCACACCAATCGCCGAACTTATCCCAAAGACGCTTAACCAAGTACACGGTACCCTCTTCCGGCCATGCACTTGGCCACGATAACTTTTCTGTCATCTGTACTTCCGCCTTTTAACAGGCCTGTTAGGGCTCCTGTCTGGGCAAGCTCTCGGGTGTGCTCTTTGCTAGACATGGCCGCAGCGAATAAGCCGCCGAGTAGGGCTCCGCCGGCGGCCCCCATGAGAGCATTGTCAGCGGTTGAAGCTACTTGCTTGGAAAGGTCATTACAGGCTGTGAGGTCCTTGGCGATGACCTCTTCTGGACCTGAGTAGTCAATCACAGGCCGGATTGGATACTTGGCTGTGACGAAAGTGCTCGGCCCGTTGGACGCACAGCCGGTGAGGAGAATCAAAGAAGTGAGTAGTAGCGTTTTCATGGGTGGAAGTTCCTCTCTTTTACCATCTGATCTGCCAAGTTATAAGCCATTGTTGAGTACTCGCCCCAAGTTCCGTTCTTGGCATCGTTTGCCAAGAGGCCTTGCAGAGCGGCTGCGGCGAAGTAGTCTCGCATGGTGAGTCCCGGATAGTAGGGCGACCCGTGGCCGGAGTCGTGGTGGGGGAACGCTGGGTCGTTCATACCGCCTCCAACGCTTCAATGTATTGCACTACCACTTCCAGTGGAACATGGGCACAGGGGTCACCGTCTGTCCCGTAAGGGGCAAGCAACTCATGCCAGGGGCAGTTGTACAGCTCGGCAGAGCCGTGGTCGCACCAGTGAATGTCACTCTGCTGGATGGAGATTGTGATGCCGTTATCCGTCTTGAAGGGTAGGCGAACACCTGAGTAGAAGAATGGGCCGTACGTTGAGTCCGTCTTTCGGAACCAGTTGTCCGAGTTCAGGTGAATGTCAAGTCTTTCTGCTGCTGTCATTTCTTTGCTCCTACTGGCCAGCCGAGGGCCTTCAATTCGTTTACGGGGGCTCTGCACAACCAAGGCGTTGGTGCTCTTGGTAAGCTCTACCGGGGCGTACTTGACGAACTCCGGTAGACGCTCTTCAAGCTGCTTTAGTGTTGTACAAGCCGCAAGTGCGGCGCTCACCTTGTCGAGAGTTTCATCCCTCGCTCGCTTCTTGGCCTTGAAGGGTTCGAGCACTACCGTGAAGTCGGCATCCCCGACGTAGTATTCGTGTGAGCAGTTACCTTGAAAGAAGTCATAAGATGCTGTGTACTTGATGCTCACCGCACCCGGAGTCAACTTGTATAACTTGCGGCATAGAGGGCTCATTGCCTTCTCAAGAGCCGCTTGGATAGCCTCTCTGTCGTCAATTTCAGGTAGGTCGCGCTTAATTGCGCTCAACATGGTGTCTTTGTCGTATTTGGTCAGTTTCATGATGTTCCTAAGTTTGCAAATTCTTTGTGGTGTTTAAGTGCTGCTTCTTTGTAAGCCTGTGCTGCATCTTCAAGGGCTATAAACTGACCCAAGTAAATGTGCCTGCCGTCACACACAATTTGTGCTACCCATTTTCTTGAGGATTTATTCCAGTAGACGCCTTTGTGGCCGGAGGTGTTGTTAGCCTGTGGGCCTCGGTTACAACTGTTTTGTGAAGTAGTAGCTACACGAAGGAATACTTTTCTATTATCAAGTTTGTTGCCTTTTCGATGATCTACTGCCTTGCCCTCTGGCTCCCCCATTACAAGCCGATGCAGGTATAAGAGCCTTTGTTTGCCGCTACTAGCTAATCGCCCCGTCACCACGTAGCCTCGTGTAAGGCACCAGTTATATTTTTCAACTAATTCTGCATCTTCTGCGTCTATGATTGCCTCTTGTCCGCCGGCTAGTGGCACGTAGGCTACTTCGCCCTCAACCCTGATCTTTCGTTTTTTCATGGATTTATCCCAATAAAAAACCGCCAGAGAACCCATGGAACTAGCATGGACTCCTGGCGGCGGGCTTCGAGAAGCTTTGCGCTTATGCCGTCTAGTCACGGCAGCCCAAAACCACTCACAGTGCATTGTAGCATACCTTATTTATAAGTTTCATTTCTTGATTCCGTAGAATTTCAATAAGATTGCCGAAGCATCTACCCTAGGGTATTGGTCTAACAAGTCCGCTGCGTCTCGAACCAAGGCTTTAACAAGGTTGTCTACGTAGCGGTTGGGGATGTACATGTCGTCAATGTCTTTGTCGGGGTCAGGCCCGTTCAGGGTAGTATTGAGGACGTTTAGGTGCAGGTTGATAATGTGCTTGTTCATGTTGGCTTCACCAGTGTGGCCATCTCCCAGCGGGTGGTTGGGTCTGCTGTCGGGGCTGAGTGGCTGGTAGTCCCGTTAGACCAAGCCATAACATACCCGCCAGAGCGTTTTGCAAAGTGTCTAGGTATCCACTCCTCCGCTGGGTGGTCCTTCACCCAGATAGGTGTATCTATGGCCACCTCTGACCATATATCGAACTCTTGAACCAATACGGGGACACCTCCCGGCCCTTGACCTTGCAGGTCCAGGCATCGGATTTTACCTAGGTCATCATTTACAACGATGACCTCCGTACCTTTGAGCCCTGTGACACTAGCAACGCGCCACTTAGTGTTAAGTTCTGTAACGTAAGTCTTACCGAGTTCGATGCTCATAACTTCCCCACTTGTTTAGCCAGCAACCACTTGTCTCCAAGCATCCTGACAGATTTAATCCACGCCCGCTGATTGTGCCGATTGGTACTATCCGGCGCTAAAGGGTTACTGAACAAACGACGTACAGTCGTCAAGTAGTGTGTATTCATAAGAAATCTCCGCAATAAAACGCTTCGTACCGAAGCTGTAAGAACAACCAATAGTAATAATCACAACTCACTTTATGGATTATATAGTCTGCTTTGGTGTAGACAGGGTGGCCGTTGGCCCACTTCCTCTTTAACTCGGCCTCTGACAAGCCGTAATCTTCAGGGCTCATACAAGAACCTCGAAACCCCCCTCACCAAGGACGATTTTAGGTCGGAACCCGCGCTCTCGCAGACTTCCGGCCAAGATAGCTGCATCAATTTCGCTCATACCATGTGCCCTCCGTAAAGTAATGAATACACATAATCCTCGTCCTCTCCGTCTAGTATCGCCTCAAAGGCAGTGTCAATAGCGGCTGTAGAGAAGTTCAACTTGTTGACGTAGGGGGCGTACTCCGCACCCAAGTGGTCAGACAGTAAGCTTCGCAGTGGAGTGTAGACTCCTTGCTCGGCTAAAACCAGCGCCTTGTAGAGTTCCTCACCAGTGTCATCGCCTGACCGTGGAGCATCACTGTCGTCAGCACCCCAGTGAGCCCAGTGAGCCCAGTCCTGCGCCCAACGGGACTTGGGCTTCTGGTACATCTCCCGCTTGACAGGCAGTGCGTCCCAGTCGATCTCTACAATCCGTGATGCTAGAATCTGTAAGAACTCTACGTCTTGCTTCTCACGGTCGCCGTGTTGTGAAAAGTAGCCGCAACTTACGTTTGTACACTCAGGCACAATATCAACTAGATTAGCAGTGTCAGTAAACACACCTGTATCGCAAGCTGTAAAGGCACGTGTAAACTCTTCGTTTGTAAGAGCCTCTGAGAGTGACGTTGCAAACTCGTCTGAGCAGCATCGACCGCCTGCCTGCTTAGTGATAACATCATGGTAACCTGCACGGTCAAACGCTATGGCACGGTCTACGGTGCTAAACAGCTCTGCCATATTGGCAGACGCCCACACCGAGCCAGTACCGCCGCACTCTTCACCACGGAAGAAAACATAAAGTGCAGGCACTCGATGGTCAATCAGGTACAGCAACAGGGCTATACCAGCACCGTCATCAGCACCCAGTGCATCCCCACTTGCCTTCCAGAACTGTCCGTCGATAGTGTAGACATTGGACCCCGACTTGTGGTGTACTGTGTCGATGTGTGCCGTAAAGCAGGTCCTGTGGTGCGGCTCGGTGCGCAAGTCCACATACAAGTTTCCAGCCTCATCAATCATCGACACAGGCAAGCGCTGCGTCAAGTAAGCGGCGTACTGCATTTCTGTGATAGTGCCAGAACCTCGTTTGAGGCTAACTGCGCGGTGCAAATCTTCTAGTAAATTCATATCAAAACTCCAACTTGTTGAGCAGCACGCTCTGCTTCAATATCACATACACGCCACAACTCGCCGTCAACTTCTTCGTATGGCTCATCCATGGTCCACTTGTCACCGGCGTAATCTTCCCAGTGCTCTTTCTCATCGTGGTAGCGCTTACCGTCCCCATCTACCCATGTATTCTCTTTGAGTGCGTAGTGGTCGCCATCTTCCGTCTCTTCCTCAAGAGGGAATACGCGGTAGTCATCTTGGTGGTAATACTCGTCCTCAATGCAGACACAATCGTCAATATTGGCATAGTCGCCGTCCTCCAGACAAACGATGTCATCGGGCAGGTTCTCTGTATCGTAATTCTTGCCGTTCACGCGAGCCGCTTCGTCATCCGGCACATAATATTCGTCGTAACGGCGACCAGTATCCGAGCGCACCATGGTGTAATTACCGATACAGCAAGAACCTACGCAGCGGTCCTCGTTCCGTCCGACGAAATAAGTTTCATCTTCGACAACCCGACTGCCACAATCCTCGCAGGTACTACCTCCACGGTCCTCAAGTGTACCGTCTGTCTGTTGCGCCTCATACTCGCCACTGGCCACAATCTCCAAGTAATTGCGGTACACGTCTACGTTGTCCCTGCTACCGTCCAAGTAGGGGCACATCGGGCCGCCCTCCCTGGGGTGGTCCAACTTGGCAAGTCGAGTGCCTTCGGGCCATGAACTCGTGTGCTTGATGCCCTGCTTCTCTAGCCATGCCTCCAAGTGGGCATCTGGCTCTGAGCGCCCCTCACCAGCCGGCACAGCGTAGGAGCGGACAAACTTGGTACCGTTGACAAGGGCTCGGCCCAAGATTTTGTCACCGGACTTTCGGACAGCGACTTTCCAGCCGTACTGGGGGTCGTAGCAGGCATAGGGGTGGGTATCCAGTGCGTCCTCGTCTATGGTGCCGTCCTTGAGGGCGGGGAGGTTATCGGTATCGAACGGGCTGCCGGAGTAGCGATTAGTGGACTGCATGCAGGAACTTGGCCCGAACTCAACCGCTCGGATAATGTCCAGCTTGGTATCCTGCAAGTAGAAGGCATCTGGGCTGTAAGTCGATGCCCAAGAGTGCAGTATGTGGTCAGGAGTATCCGGCCAGTGGCGCTTTAGATACTTGCCGATGCTGGTCACCGTCTGGAGATTGGCCTCACCCTTCAAGTCGGACTGGGTATAGGCCAGTCTGGTATTGTCCTCTGCGATGTGGGGGTGTTGCAGCACTACAAGGTGCCACTCTTTGGGGCGTTTGTTGACGAGGGCAGTTACGACTGCGGGGTGCAGCTTGGCTTGCATCAGCTCCCGCTTATACCAAGGGCGGGACTTTGCAAGAATGAGTTGCAGGTCATAGAAATACATGAAAGACTCCTTAGTGAAATTTGGCCCTAGGCGGGCCGGGTGGTGATTATAGGCGACGATTTGTGAGCGCCCCGCCTTTACCGTATAGGGCGTAAGAGAGGGCCTCAACCAAGTGATAAGCCATGTCCATGCCACAGCCCTGCACACAAATAGCATCCTTCAACTTCCAGTCGAGGACAACAGAGGTAAACCAGTCGATGCACTTAATCTCTGAGCCGTTGATGCAGAACACGCTGATCTGGCGGCTCATGCCGGAGCGGGCTACTGAGCGCACCACCGTGTAGACCGTGCTGCCTTCCGGCAACCAGCTCCGCAGGTGTTGGGCAGCCTGCCCTCGGTAGCGGCGCTTCCCTTGCGCCTTTGGGAGGCGAACACCTCCATTCAGTGGGTTGCTGAGCTGGTAAACAACTCCCTCTAATTCGTAGTAGTGCATGTCAATCTCCATTCATCAGGTACGCCGTAACCAAGGTACTCCCCGTTTGAGTCCAAGTCACAGGCAAAGGGCACACAAGGTGAGCATTGCTGCCCCTTGTGCAGGACGGGTGAGTCAAAAATAAAGAAGTTCAGTGCCCCGCCAAGCCAGAGTGTTTCGTAAGTCACGCCGTCAAGCGTCCCTGAGACACTAGGCTCAGGGTCTTGGTATGGCTCGGAGTAATCCTCGCTGAAGTCGTCGGGGTATCCGTGGTGCTTGGCGTCTGGCCCGTACAGCAAGTCGGCTACCGTGTCTTCATGCAGCGAGGCGGCGCTTATGACGCCGTAGGGGATTCCGGTGGAAGGGCTACGATTTGTGGTCATCTATTACTTTCAGGTTGCGTGGGCGGATACTTTGTTGAAGATTTCCTGGTCGGTCATAGTCTGACGCTTTCGTAGTGGTTGAAGTAAAAAACTCGGTCGTAAGCGACAAGCAGGGCCGTTCGGGTGGAAACCTTTTTGCATCGGTTCCCGTTAGCGTTGAAATAGGCTCCGATTTCAAGCGCGGCGAAGGTTGTGCGTTTCATAGGTAGGTTTTTAGGGTTTCGGTTTGCTTATTTTTCATAGCATCAGCGGCAGCAGCAGCAGCATCAGCGGCAGAATAGGCGGCATCAGCAGCGGCAGCAGCAGCAGCAGCGGCATCCGCAGCAGTGGCAGCCGCAGCAGCAGCAGCAGCAGCAGCAGCAGCATCAGCGGCAGAATAGGCGGCAGCAGCAGCGGCAGCAGCAGCAGCAGCGGCAGCAGCAGTAGCAGCAGCA